TTTTTGATCAGGGTTTCAATCATTTGCAACTCCATTAAATTGTGAGGGTGGACAGCACTTCGTCAATGCTGGCGATGAGGCGGTGCAGAGCGCTCAATTTGTCCGGGTCCGTCGTGAATGTGGTACGAGCGACGATGACTCGGCGTGTTGCGGCCAATGTCTTCGCGTCTTCCTTCTTCCGCTGAATTCCAAAACTCGTTTTGTCGTATTCCGCTGCCACCGCATCACCTTTGTCGTCGATCAGTGCATGGAAAACATCTTCTCATGAGACATTGCGGGTCGTCAAGGGTCTGTGCGATAATTTGTTCAGATATTTTTGACCTAACAAGGAGGGATGACCAAAATGATTACTTTTCCACGGTGGGTAACGCACCCAGCCGGGCATGAATTGCCCGAGGATCGCGATGCGCTTCTGGCGCAGCGACGTGTTCGTTATATGGTGGGCTTGGCGGCGCTGCACGCCACGCCGCAAACCAGCATTGCAGCGCTTGCCGACCATTGCGACATCGAACGGTCGCACATTCACGCGGCCATGCGTGACGGCCGATTCTCGTCAAAGCTGGCGCACAAGATTGAGCGTGCGTGCGGTCGCGGTGTGGTCCGGCGCGAGTGGCTTATCTACCCTATGGATATCGAGGAATTGAATCTCTAATGACCGACGAATACACTCCGAAGAACAGCGGACCTCTCGCTTATCTCGGTAGCCGGCTGATCGACAATGGTTATTCGATCGTCCCAATCGCAGTTGGTAAAAAAGCGCCCGGTTTCGACAACTGGAGCAAGGCGCGTTCGACTAAACCGCAACTCGACGAGTGGATCACGTCAGGGCATCGCCAGTCCGGCGCCGGCATCCTGACTAAGCACACGCCAGCGGTTGACATTGACGTACTCAACGAAGAAGTCGCGCGCGAAGCTGTAGCGAAAGCGCTTGAGATCTTCGGCGAGGCACCACTTCGTATTGGCCGCGCACCGAAATGCCTGCTTTTGTTCCGCACCGAGACCCCTTTCCGCAAGATGCGGTCCAACAAATATCAGGATGAATGGGGCGACTTGCACCAGATCGAGATCCTGGGTGAAGGTCAGCAGTTCGTGGCCTATCACACGCACCCGGACACCGGCCTGCCGTACACCTGGCCGAATGAGAAGATCAGCGACGCCGGCAAGACGGTGAAGGCTGGCGGTCCGCTCACCATCAATGCCAACGATCTGACCGACATCACGCCCGAACAGTGCCAGGCGTTCATCGACTGGTTCGAGGCGCGCGCGGCCGAGGAAAGCGATTGGAAAATCGTGAAGAAGCGGCGCAGCGGCGACTTGGCCGACATCGACAGCGACAATCCGTTCTTGGAAGACTCGAACGCGGTCGACATCGCCGATGATGAACTGCGCAACCGCCTGATGATGGTCCCGAACGCCGACGATTACGACACCTGGATCAATGTCGGCATGGCCCTGCACCACCAGTACGACGGCAGCGATGATGGTCTCGACTTGTGGAAGGAGTGGGCAGAGACCGCCGACAACTACGACCAGGATGCGCTGGAGCGGCGCTGGGCCGACTTTGCCATCGACGGTAAAAAGCGTGCGCCGCTCACGGCTCGCTTCATCCTGAAATTGTCGAAAGAGGCTGCGGCCGAATCGACCATTGCGCTGACCCTGAAACTGCGCGATGCGTTCAGTGCTGCGAAAGACCTGGCTTCGTGGAACAAGGCCCGCGATGCTGCGCGCGAAGCGGAGATCGACAGCCTGGCTCGCTCGGCACTTGCGACGCTGGCGAAGGATCGGCTCGACATCATCAATGGCAGCAAAACGCCGCTGTCCGAAGTGAAGAAAGCCATCGCGTACTCGCCGGCAAAGGGTGAGAAGACGCCGAGTTGGGCGTCGCCGTTCGTGTACGACACCACGGACGACCGCTTCTACGACACCGACCGCAAGTTCTCGACCACGCAGCAGGGATTCAATGCGATGTTCGACCGGAAGGCGATGACGAAGAAGGATCTGCTCGATGGGAAAACCACGCCGACCAGCACCGCGTCGACGCTGGCGTTGAACGTCTTCAGGATCACGGTCGTGAACGGTCGCCGGTACGAGCCGGGCGCCGACAAGATCTTCCACCGGACGGACGGCATCTTCGCCAACACCTACCCCGAGCACGAGATCCCCGAACTGCCGGATGAACTGCTGCCGCGCGACAAAGCGGCCATCAAGCGCGTGAAAAAACACGTCGGCCACCTGCTCGAAAAGCCGGAAGAACGCCGGCTGCTCGTGGACTGGCTGTCGTGGGTCGTCCAGAACCCCGGCAAGCACGCCAACTGGTCGATCCTGCTGCAAGGTGTGGAAGGCGACGGCAAGTCGTTTTTCGCATTCCTGTTGCGCGCGGTGATGGGCGTGTCGAACGTGCAGATGCTCAACGCCCATATCTTGGAGTCGCCATTCACCGATTGGGTTGTCGGCCAGTGCGTCACCTGTATCGAAGAAGTGCGGCTCATCAAGTCGACGAACAAGTTCGAGTTGCTGAACCGGATCAAGCCTTTCATCACGAACGACGTGATCGAGGTGCATCCGAAAGGTAAGGCAACCTACGATGCGGTCAACACCACCTCGTACCTGCTGTTCTCGAACTACCGCGATGCGCTTCCGCTGGACGATGACGGTCGGCGGTATTGCGTGCTTTTCAGCCAGTGGCAGCGCAAGGACAAGCTGGACGTGTTCAAGGCCGAAAACCCGGACTACTATGATCGGCTGTACGCGACCATCGTGACCTCGGCGCCGGCATTACGGAAGTGGTTGCTGGAGTGGGAGCAATTGGACACGTTCAAGGCGAAAGGTGATGCGCCGAACACGGATGCGAAGAAATACATGATCCGCATGGCGCAGCCCGAGTTCATCCAGAACGTGTTCGACATCATCGCCGAGGGTGATGAGCCGCTGATCTCGAACGACCTGATCGACGCGGCGAGGCTCACTGAAGTGATGATGGACCGCTCGATGGACATTCCAGGGAATAAGGCTTTCGGTGCCATGTTGTCCAGGTATCGGTTCGAGAGCATCGGAAAAGTGCGGATCGGGGGCGACGTGAGAACTTTTTACACACGCGAGCCTGAAATGTTCCAATTCCGCGATGATGGTGGCGAAATTCACGTCGACGCCGAAAAAGTTCGGCGCTTCGTTTTGTCGAAATCTGCGGAAATCGACGACGATGACGAACTCTGACACCTGACCAGGTGCTCTATCCCGGCCACGAGCCGGGTTTTTTACGCCCTCACATTTTTTTTCTAAAACGCCGAACGACTTCAAAATCGCGTTTATAGGGAACATAGAGATCAAAATTGCATCATTTCAGCCTTCTTTACCCCTTTTTGTTCCCTATGTTCTCTATTTCCCCTGTTTTGACTACGTGTAGCGAGAAAAAAATAATAAAAAGGGGATAGGATTAAAAGTGAAAACAGCGTTTATAGGGAACATAGGAATTTCTGTAAATCGGATGACAAGGAAAAACAGTGTCAAGCCTTGGTGCTATGGTCATTTTGGAAAAATCGCGTGAAACGGGGCTCAGCGGACCCCCGGAGGCCGGCCACCCCCGAAGAGGGACCCATTGACCCCGACATCAAAGAATCGCTCACAGGCCCGCCAGGCGACGCCGGACCCCGACAGGCTAGACGGATACCAACTGACCATCGTTCGTTGAATGGCGACCCCATTCCGGCCTTCCCAGGCCCATTCCGATATGCAGGCTATCCCCGATATGCAGCTATCCGCGCTATTCGGGCTATTCAGCCATGCGGATATGCCACTACCAGGCCAGGGACCAGGCCACCACGCCGCGACCAGGGACAAGCCGACATGCGGATACGTCGAGACCAGGTCAGGCCGCTACCGGCCCTCTATGCGGGTTTGAGGAAAAGAGGAAATGCGGAGTCGTGCGCTACCAGGTACAAGCGCATGCACGTACACGAGGGGAGCGGGGGAGACAGGCCAGGCAATGCCGACCAGGGGAGACAGGCCAGGCAATGCCGACCAGGGGAGACAGGCCACCAGGTAGACCGGGGCCAGAAATGCGAAAGGCCCGCACGAGGCGGGCCAGGGTAGGAGGGGGAGCGGGTTATCGGTTATCCGGTGGAATCCATGGTTGGCGCATTTTCTGGAATTCATCGAATGCGGCGCGATCCTCCGCACATGGTTGGATCAACCACACAAGGATGGCCGTGATGATGGCGCATTGCATGGCGTCGCCTTTCTGGCCGATTCCTACCAGGATCAAACAGGCCGCGCCGCCGATAACGCCACACAAAAGCGTGGCAACCATGCGCGCCAGGATAAGCCCCATCACAGTGCCACCTCTTGAGCGGCGCGCACCTGAGCAAGCATGCCGTCAATACCCTCTTGCATGTCGTCACCCTCAAAACCGGCCATGAACGATTCGGCGGTATTAAGCGCCGCCTGCATGTAAAGGATTTTCGTTTTGAGTGCGGCAATCTGGCACGCCTGCTGTTCAATCGTGCCGCGCATCTGCTGTTGATTCATCATGGTTATTTGCTCCAGTGTTAGACAGTACGGCCCGCATCGCGGGACAGGTAGACATAGAACGCCGCACCAAGCGACAGGCACGAAGTAATCGACTTACGCCAGCACACGGCGCGGGCCACGTCCTGCAATGCGACGCGCTCCGAAAAGGAAAGCGTGTGCGGATCGTTGCCGAACTTCAGGCCAAGCGACTTATCGAGTTCAGCGCGGATTGCGGCGCGACGTTTCGCACCTTCCAGCGTGCGCAATTTGCGCAGTTCGTTATTGCGGCACATGGTTAAACGCTCCCGTCTTCGTCCGATGGATAGGCGCATTCGATGGCGCGCCCGGTATGCACACATTTCAATTCTTCGTCTTCCCAATTCACCTCGACGGCCACCACGCGCCATTCATCGTTGCCGGTATGCGGGCCAGCGATGATTGCATCGCGAATCAGCGGCGCGACATCGGGAAGGCCCGCGACATCGAACGCCAGGCTTTCACCATCGGCCATCACGAAGTACAGCGGATATCCGCCAGGCCAGGCGTACCCGCCTTGCAACAATGCTTTGTTGAACTGGTCAACTCGCTTGATAGTTGCCATGGTTAGTTTTCCTCTTTCGATTGTTCGATGTAGTCGGCCAGTGCGCGCACCGTCGCATGGTCGTCAAAGCCTGGGATCACTTGCCCGCCAGGCGTTTTATTCGGGTTGCCGTTCAAGATGCGACGGAGCGCGGCAAGGTCATTGTTTGTCGTCGCATCGTGTTCACACAGCGCGGCGTAATCCGTCGCCTTGATCGTCTCATTGTCGGCGAATGCGCGCGCCACGTCGGCCAGGTAGGCATTATTCGATTGCTTGCGGACCAGGGTGACGCCGAACAGTTCAGGCCAGGCGGACACGCGGGCCTGTGCTGAGCGCAACACGTAGTCACCACTGATATTCGAGACGTACAGGCGCGGGCCATTGGGGCGCAGCGCAACGACGGTTTCCGATCCGACGCCAGGCAGCGGATACATGCCGCACAGCGCGCGGGCCGACTTTGCCGAAATGCGGCCCATGTAGTCGTGCCCGTAGTTCTCACGGCAAGCGTGCGCAAACTTGGCTTAGAATGGATGCGATTCTTTGACGATAATCATGGTCTCGTTCCTCTCACAGTTCGATGTCGGCGTAGTCGTTCGCCAGTTCTTTGCGCTTTTCGCGCAACGTCTCGATTGCCCGTTCAAGTTCGCGCCGTGCGCGGGCGTGGTGACGCATCGGGACAAGTTCGGCAATGTCGGTTTTAAGCGTGCCGCATTCGTCCGACAAGTTGCGCGCCGCGCGCCACCGTTCGCTATATTCGCGCTCGACTTCCGCCAGGCTTTCCGCTTCGCTATCGGCGGCGCTGGCCGCTTCGGATTCGTCCGTGTAGACATCGCCGAAATACACACGTTCGTCATTATCGCTATTGTGATAACCGGCGATGAAGCGACCATGCGGCAAGCGCCCGACAATGCCGCGCACCTTATCTGAGCAATCGTCGTCCGTGTACCATCCTTTATGATTCGGCCCGCCTTCCACTTCATCTGCAAAGCGTTCACCCCTGAATTTCGGGCCTGTATGCGTGTACCAAATGGGAACCTTCTTTTCCCATTGCGTACCGGCGTTTTCAGTGTTGAACCCTTGCGACAAGTCACCGTATGAGCCGGAACCGTTGCGCAACGTACAGTCACGCGCGGAGCGCCAGTCGGGCAGACTCTTGTTAGCGGCGCGGGCGCGCAATGCGGCCAGGCGGCGCGGCGCGTTCACGGTGCGCGAGATAGTCAGATACAGCGGTGGAAAATGGGACATGGTTTATTGCTCCTATCAGTAGGATTGTTTGAGAGGGTAAAGCGATTATTTCAAGTCGCGTTTGCGCGGCACTTCCGCATGGTCATATTCCACACGGCACGTATCGCGGAAATAGATCGTTGGATGCGCGCCAGCATGGGCCGGGAACAAGTCGGGGCGTTTCGCGTGCATCGCGTCGCGCATGGCGTACGCCCATGCATCGCTGCCCCATGTTGAGCCGGATACGCGGAATAATTCAAGGTTGCCATCTGTCGTGCAAAGTTCAGCCTGAAATTCCCCGCCGTTCTTGCCGTACCAGGTGCGCGCCGTAATGCGATATTCCACCACTTGCGAAGCATCGGCCAGCGCCAGGCGGGCAATGTTCACCATGTCGGCGACAGGCAGCGCCGCCTCGTTTGCGATCCGGTCCAGCGCAGCGGCCAGCACATCATATTTAACGCGATTCATTGTTTGCCTCTTGAGCAATAAAGTATTCAGTCGTCATGTCGGCTTTTGCTTTGTACGCGACAGGGACCGCGCCGGAAATGAACAATTCGCCTTTCTTCGGTGCGCGCATCGGTTCGCCATTCCAACGGGCCATGCGGGTGACAGGTTGACCGTTTGCGCCACGCTTGAACCCTTCCGCCGTGATGCGCTTAAATCCGATTTTCGGGCGCATCACGCGGCCACCTCTTCCGAAGTCGCGACAATGGAAATGCTTTCAACTTGCGCACCGTAGGACGCGGCCAGGCGTGCGGCCTCTTGTTCAACATCCATGTTCGGCCAGGTGTTCATGACGAGAACTTCGGCGCGCCCGCTATGCGTGCCGCGCACGGCAACACGATATTGCTTGAGCAAGTCGAGCGATACAGCCATGCGGGCCATTTCGTTAAACGCGATGTCGTGACAACCGACGACGATAGAGCCATCGGCGCGGATCGTGTTCAGGGTATAGACACCAAGGCGACGGACCAGGCGCGCCGCATCTTCCGGCGTGCGTTCCTTGCGCATCACGGACAAGAGAACCGGCCACAATGCCTGTGCATCGGTAACAGGAATTTCCGCGCCGTGGGAAGTCTGAATAACGCTATGAATGATCGTCATGTTAGGCGACTTCGTGTCATTGCGTGCGACCAGGCGCAGCGCGGGCGGCAAGCTGGACATGCCGATAGTTTGCATAGTTGGATCGGTGCGCCACGCGGCCAGGTACTCACGCGCTGCGACTTGCTTCGCCTCTTCGCGCTTGCGCAATGCTTCCGCGTCACGCTCTTTCATTGCGACCAGTGCGGCGCGGACATCGGCCAGGCCGGACAGGTCAAACGGTTCGCACTCGCGTTCGTTTTCCGGCAGCGCGGCCAGGTACGCATTAAATTGTTCGGCCAGGTACAGCGCGCGGGCCTTGTGTGCGTCGCGGGTTTTCTGTTGAATGCGACGTTTCGTTTCCGCTTCATCCATGGCCGCGTTCATGGCATGTTGCGCCTCGCGCTTATTCGTTGCCGCGCCAAATTCCGGGCTGTTGCAATAGACAACGGTGCGATTGTTGAGCGCCGACCGGGCATAAGCCAAATGCTTACTTGTCGAGTTGCCGTAAGTGCGAGTCGTCATGACGAACACATCAGCGCTGACACGGCGCGCCACACAGAAATGGCGACCGTAGGAGAACAGACGCGCGACGCCTTGCGAATCGGTCTCGAAATAGTAGTTACTGGCCTTGCCTTCGGTCTGAACCGAATTAGCGAAATAGTGTGCGACCTCTTGATTAGAACTTAAAACTTTACGCATGGTGAGACTCCGTTAAAAAGGGTGAAAGATGACAAGCAAGGCCAGCACTAACGCGCCCGCGTGCGCCAGGTAGTCGGCGGCACGGTAAAGCAATCCATCGGGCGGCGTGTAGCCATAATCCATTGTGCGGCCTGTGCAAAGTCGTTGACAAGGTAAAACACTGTCAGCGGGCGTGTGTTGCCCTACTGAAATTGCATTTTACTCGACAAGGAAAAACCCTGTCAACAGGTTTGCATTAACCGATGTAGACGAAAACGGACGGCGCGCCATACTCAACCAGGGTGCGGGCCTTGTGGCACCATTTCGAACGGCGCGACCCTTCCGAAATGCGGACTTGCAAGGCCGCGCCGCGTTCGCTCAATCGGTCGTGAAAGACATCTGCGACAAACATCACAGCCGCATCACGCGAGACCGCCAGCGAACCACGGAATGCGCCAGGTATGTACTGGTCCGGCGTATCGGGCAACTGTGCGTCAATGTTGGACCACACGCGGAAGTGTGCGCGCACGCGGGCCAGGCGCAGCACGGCAAGCGCTTGTTCCTTGTCGCGGCACATATAGACCTTGCCGCCGTTGCCGTCCAACGTGGGCGCGGGAAGTTTGACAGGTGCGGCCATGATTAACGCCCCTTGCCCATGTCGCACAGTTTGCGGGCCGCATCGGCGCGGGCCTGTTCGTGCGCAAGTGCGCGTTCCTGTTCAACACTGGCGCGGGACCAGGCGACGATATCCGCATAGGGATCAACCGACAACGCGCCGCGCGCCACGAGGGCCGGATTATCGAATTCACCATCGTCGAGCGCCACGATTGCGCGGGCCAATGACATATCCGTTTCGCCCGCGTCCAACGTGGCCGCGTCGCCTTCCTTTGCCGCCAGGTATTCAGCGGCCAGGCGCGCATCTTCGTCCGCGTGCGCCATTGCCGTGACGACTTCGGGCGGCGCGATTGCCAGCACGGCAGACATGATAGTGTCGCCAGCACATGCGGCCACGTATTCACGAGTAAGCCTGATATCGCGAACGAATGCGACGGCGCGCGCCATCACGTCGGCGTTAGATTCTTGCGGCACGTCGGCCAGGATGCACACGCATTCCGGCGCTTCAGGCTTCTCAAGCGAGACCGTTACAGGCCGCGCGGGTTGGACGCTATGCAGGGTGACGCAAATTGACCCGCGATGTTCTCGCGCCACGTTGTTAAACGCCCATTCGCGCGCCTCGCCTTCCGTGGCCGCATCGTACAACTGATTAACCGTGACTTGTCCGCGTTCATTTGCCGCCGTAATCCAGTAACGATTAAGCGCGACAGGCATGCGCAAGTGCGCAAGGGCCGCGCGTTCGGCGTCCGCTTGCGTGGCGCACGGTTCGCCAATCCAGACATTATCCGGCGCGATGACGCGAACAGGGTAGATCGCGCCAGCGAACGCCGGACCATCTGACACGCGGCGCAACTCGTACAAGTCGGCCACGGTAGGATGCACGGCAGTCAGGCGTTCCCAGGAAGTGAACACGATAAACGAAGCGGGGAGCGGCTGACCAGGTACGCAAACAGGTTGCGGCGCGATGCGCTTGACCAGGGACAAGGCCGCGCCGCGATCCTTTGCCGCTGCGATCAATGCCGCGTCGCGGGCCTTCCATGCGTCCGCATCCGCTTCAGGTTCCCAGCCATCGGCGACAGGTTGCGCGATGATGGTTTCAACCTCTTCAGCGTGGACGACTGGCGCGGCCTGTTCAGCGTCGCGCTTACGATTCAATTCCGCTTGCTTGGATGCTTCGCAACGGGCGCAACGTGCGCCGGTAGCGGCCTTGTATTCAGTCCAGTTCGCCGACATTGGAGTGTTGACCGCATCGCGACCGCATGCCGTTTTGCTTGCCAGGCCGTTGCCGCTTTTATTCAGGTGTAAAACTCGCATTTTGAGACTCCTTTTAGGATTGTTTGAATGCCGGTTTGCGCCGGTGAGATTGCATATTAAGCGACAAGGAAAAACCCTGTCAAACGGTTTTCATCATAGCGGCGCAAATACAACACACTCGACAAGGAAAAACCCTGTCGCCGGGTTTGCACGCCGACCAGGCGCGGCCCGCCATGCCGCCTATATAGGGGGACCGGCCAGGCGCAAGGCGTCACCATACGAAACACGGCGCGCCAGGCCATGCCGCCGAACGTTCGCGCCGTCGATCGCAGCCCAGCACCATATATTCCACGGCGCGCCAGGCGTGCCCACCAAATTTCGTTCAAAACGGGGTTTTTCGCTGTGCCGCCAGCGCCAGGTCCGGCCACGGTCGGCGTCGTCTCGACGGAACTGCGGACCAGTCGACAAGGTGATACCATGTTTCCAGGCTTACTTGACAGACCTGGCCGGTTCCCAAAAATCCATTTCGGAATTTGAAAAAACCTTGTCGCCTTACTTCGCAGCCCTGGCCGGTTCCCAAAATTCGGGGCGCCGTTTTGAAAAAGTTGTTGACAAGGTTTTTCCGTGTTACGATAATGGCTCACCGTTACCCAATGAATAGGAGAAACACCATGGCAAAAGCAGCAGCAACCCCGAACACGCTGGACTCGATCACCGAGATCCGCGACCTGGCGCGCGAACTGGATGACAAGATCCGCGACGTGAATCGCCAGGAGAAAGGGCAGCACGAGCAGACCGGCGCCTACGTCAACTCACACCTCGGTGAAGCACGCAAGGCGTCGCGCGAAGTTCTCAGCCGCCTCGACCTCGCACTCGACAGTCTGTAAATCACTCAACAAGGAAATACCATGTCAGCAAAACAGCAAGTGCTCGCAGCGGCCATCGTCGGCGCCATGAGTCCCGAGTCGGACATCGTTGCACCACCCCGGACCCGCGCGTTCTCGTTCAACGCCGCCGTCGCGGACATGCAGGTTGGCGACATGCCGGCCGCGCGTGTGGTGCAGATCGACCCGACCATGGCAATCGGCGACGCACTGGCCGAAATGAGCACGCAAGCGGACAAGCTGCGCAACAGCGTGACTTCGGCCACGAGCCAGGCCAAGCGTCGTATCCCCGGCTCCGACTACAGCGTCGAGATCGCCGACATCAAACTCAAGAGCGGCCTGTACCTGCTGGCCCTCGTTCACCGGACGGTTTAATCATGGACAAAATCAAAATGAGCGGACTGTTCGGTCGCTTCGGTGACACACCTGTCGACCACATGGACGCCGGGCCGGATAGCGATGAGCCGTTCGTCGTTGACCTGACTGGCGTTTCGCGCATCAACGCACAATTTGTCGAACTCACCAGCGATGAGCAGTCCGCAGTCGAGCGTGTCAAGGCCCGCCTGACCGACATGCGCAACAGCAATGGTGTCTACGGTAAGCGTGGCGCCCGCGTCGAAGGTACGCTGTACGATCCCGAGATCACGCACCTGCCGAGCGGCGGCAAGATGGTCAGCGGCAGCACCGATGCGCTGCGCGAGTACATCACCCGCGACATCGAAGCGACCGAGGAATTGCGCAAGCGCGCCGAGGTCGACCAGATCATCACGGAAGGTCTGCGCATGCAGGCACGCGGCCGTGCGGCACCGCTGCCACGTCCAACCATGATCGCAATGTGCATCCGTGCCGTGTGCGACGACATCGAATCCTGGAGTAAATGAAATGAGCATCAACGAATTTGGCGAACAACCACGCACCTCCGAAGAACAGCGCACCCGCAACGCTACGATTGCAGCCGGCATCGCAGTACGCCGTGGCACGCCACGCCCGGCCAACATTCGCCCGGCGTACCAGAACACCAGCGACGCCATGGACATCGCCGTGAAAGCGTTGCAACTGGCCGCATCGAACGCGCGCATGGAAGGCGCACCGCCAGCGCTGATCGAGAAGCTGGGTAGCCTGTCCGCGCGCCTGTCGGCGTCCCGCATTGAAGTGATGAAAGGTAATCCGGCATGAGCATCGACCCAAAACGCGCCATCGTCGACCTGGTAGGTGTGGCACTTCAGTCGATGCGTGCGGCCCGCGACATCGCGAACGCCAGCGGCACCGAACACCATGAACTTTATGCGAAGCTGTCGCTCACTACCGGCATGGTCGCCGGCCTGGTGATGGAAGTAGCCCGCACCACCGAGAGCAGCGACGCCGTACAGCCGGACACCCTGTCGCCGTTCGAGGCCGAGATCATGCAGGTGGTTCATGTCCACGGCAAGATCGCGAAGTCGCCAGTCGGCACGATGGCCGCATACGCGCTGTCGTCGCTCGTCAAGCGCCGCCTGCTGGTGCCGGCCAACCCGGAAGGTTCGGAGTTCATCGTGCCACGTTATCTGCCGATTGGCGAGAATGGCGCACTGGTGATGGTGAGTCGCGGAACCGCAGTGATGTACGACACCATCATGCGCGGCGAAAACTACGATGTCACGCGCAATCCGCATGTGCGCGATTCCGTCGTCAAGCAATGTTGGCGCCTCGTGGACGCCGGGATCGCGGTATGGCTCGGTGAGGGCGAACACGTCATAGCGAAGAATCCTGACGTACCGTTCAAGCCATGAGCGGACTGACGCGCAACCAGGCGAGCCTACTGGTCGTGATGCGCAGAATGAAGTCGCTGCACTATAACCGCAACACCGGCCGCTTCGTGATCGTCCTCGCGATCAAGCGCTACAGCAAGACCGAAGAAGGCGTGACCGCGAGCGCAAAGGCGTTGTGGCGCAAGGGTTACATCGAGCCAATTAATCTGAACATCGGCAACGACGTTTGCGAATTTCGACTGACCGAAAAAGGAATGACACCATGACCCATATTTCACCAGGCGACGCCAGCTATCCGCCACAGGACATCATCGAAGCGGAAAAGAAGTTGAGCAACTACTGCCGTCAACTTCCCGGCACCGGCCGCTGGCAACTCGGCCACACGGCCGACCGTCGTTTCGTGTCACTGGCCGAGAACTACAAGAAACAGCGCGACGAACTGCTCGCATTCATGCAGGGCGCCCCGGTGTCGAGCGGCGTGTGCTGCTGCGGCGACGACATGAACAAGCACGCTCACCCGATGAGCAGCGGCCACAACCCGGTCGACATGTGGGATCACGCAGTCATGTGTCACGCCGAAGAGATCGCCAAATTTGACGAGACCAGTGGCTAAACTCCCAGCCCGCAATCCGCTCGTCCACACCGGGCCAGGCGAGCGATGCGAGAACTGCCCGAACCACACCATGAAAGGAAGCCCTGATGCACGTACGACTGAATGACCGATACCACCGCGTCGCAACGATAGCGGAAGCCGACGCCGAAAACAGTAGCCAGGCGGCGCCGCACGCAATCGTTCACGCGCTTTGGATCGAAGGCTCGCCCGACACGACGATGTGCGGCAAGGTCGAGAGCCTGGACACGAAGCGCATGCCGAAGAACCGCATCGTCTCCTGTCCGCATTGCCTGGCCGCGATCAAGAAAGTCCGCCAGCGCAACAGCCGTGACGGTCGGATCGCAGCGGTCGAGCGCCACATTCTTGCAATCGAAGAGAACAAGCGTGAGCAGATCGCAGCCGAAGAGATCGCCGAAGCCAAGCAGCGCGGTATCGAGCGCGACGCCGAGTATCTGCGAAAGCTGCGCGAGTGCTGCGGCTACATCCAGAACGGCACCGAAGAAGCGCTGACCATCAGCCAGGACGATGCGACGCGCGGCTGGAGTATCCGCATCGGCGACAGCCTGGCTCGCAGCCGAGGCACCGACCGCAGCTATCACGCTGACGGATTCTATGAAGTGATCGACATGGCGCACGCCGTCGAAAAACAGGAGAACTAAATCATGAGCACCGCAATCCCACCGAACCCGAACGCCATCATCCGCGCGCTGCTGGACATCGCCCAGGCCGCGTATGTGCTGATCCACTCGCCAGGCAAGGACATGGCCGACAACCTGAAGCGACAGGTGAACGTGCTCGAAGATCTGCCGCAATACTGCAACAACCCGGTCAACGGGCCGTGCCGCGCGAGCAAATACCTCGAATCCTTCCTGGTTGGCGGCTCGACACTGACCACGGCAGGCGCCGACGTGCAGCGTGACGGCACCGAGTTCAAAGAGCACACATGGAATGCGCCGGTCGACGGACCAGGCTTCACGCCGACCGCCGAGTTCCCGGCCAGTGGTCCGATCTCGCACGACTTCTACACGCACCGCGATACGTGGCGCGACCTGATCGTGCGCGCACGGCAGGACAATGCGCGATTCGAGGATGCAAAAGACTTTGTTGACGACAGGTCGTACATCGACCACGAACTGCGCGCATTCGACCGTGCGTTCGACAGCCTGCCGCCGCAACAGGAACGCCGGCTGCGCGAGCGCATGATCGAGCCGGCCATCCCGGTCGTCGGCAAAGAGGCACTGGTCGAGGCGACCCGCCCGCTGTTCGTGAAGGCCATGCAGTCGCAAGGCCACCGTGCGGATCTCGACGAGCGCGGCCTGTACAAAGGCGTGAGCGAGTATCGCTGGGAAGGCTGGCGCGCTGCGGTCGAGTCGATGGGATTCAAGCCGGCCAGTGACGACATCGGCGCGCAGCGCGAGCAGGCCGAGGCATGGAACGCTGTGTGCGATGCGCTGACCAAGTATGCGCCAGGCTGGCAGGCGCTCACCTCGCGCGGCATGGATTCGGCGGTGAAGGCCATCGAGCAACTGGGGAGCAAGTCGGACTCGCTGGCTCAAGTCGGATGGCGCCACGTCATGCACATGGAAGGTGGGCAAACCCGGACCCTCTTCGGTGACACCATCGAATGTCCGTGGGGCGTGCGCGGCAAGGAGTTCGACGCGACCTATGCTGTTACCTGTGAGCCGGTGTACGAGGTCAACCCTGCGGCTCGCCAGGCCATGCGCACCAACATGCTCGCCGACACCGCCGACGAGGCGCTGCGGATCATCAACGACGCCGGCCTGATGCGCAACCTGCATGAACTGTTCGACGGCAGCGACAAAACTGGTGGCGGCGTCGACATCGTGAACTGGAAAGTCGACGAGGGTATGCGCCCGGTCTGGAGCGTGGAAGTTCGCACCGGCACCGGCCAGCGCAAGTACGAGTCGACTTCCATGCACCAGGCTATCGTGGCGGCACACAAGGGTGAGCGTGATCTGTTCCAGCCCGAGCATGAAGAGTGCCGGTTCTGCGGCTTCACCGTCGAGACACCATGCGATACGCCGCCGTCCGCCGAATGCCCGACCGCACTGGCCGAAGAAATGATGAAGGCCGCGAAGAAATGATGATCCGCGCCAGCTACCCCGCACCGATGTTCGCCGTCGTCCTGTCCACCTCGATCATCCCGCCGATGACCGATCCGCTGGGCAAGCACTGGCGCCAACCGGATACGGACAATTTCGTGATCGACGACACCCATGTCATCATGTCGCAGCGCGACTTCGATCAGCTTGCCGAGTACAACACGACCACCCCGAGCGGCGTGTATCCCGGCAAGTGCTGGAGGGCGCAACAGTGGGAGAAAGACCCTGCTGCTCCGCGCGGTTGGAAGTGGATCGACAAGTGGGATCTGCGCTGGTACGGCGCCTGCGAAGATCCGAAACTCGTGACCAACCACCACCGTGAAATCATCATCCTCTGAAAAGGTAATTTGCACCATGAGCCACAACAAAATAGTTCTTCTTATCGGCGGTCCAGCAGATGGCACGCGCATCGTCTTGTCGGCGAGCGCGCGCATCTACAACGCATGCGTTCGCGGTTTGCCTGACAACGAAGACGACGCCACGTCGGGCGCCATCGACCCGAGCCGCGACCACATGGCTGAGATCACCACGTACGCCATCGGGGCCGTCCAGAACGCCTCCCACGACGTTTTCCACATTGGCGTGGTGGATCACAACACCTGCGTCCTTTGCGAGCTTGTAGCGGGCTATCGCAAGCCGCGCAGCCACTCGACCGATGCGAACGTTGCGAAGCAACTCGTGACGTTCCTGGGTGGCGCGGCGGACGGCCATCAGGCTCCAGTGCAGACCGGCCTCACGCGATGCAAGGCGTCGTTCGAGGGATACGACATCGTGCCGCTGATCTGCCGCGATGGCACCGAGATCCGTGTGGGCGTGACAGATCGTCTTCGCGCCGATCCGATCCGCATGCTCATCGAAGGTTATCGCATGGGAGCACAAGCATGAACCAAGATCCGAAACCCACGACACCGCCGCTGCCTGGCGCGCTCGGCACCGCGTTGCAGAAAGCCCTGAAACAACAGGCCGAGAAGCGTCCGGTCGAGCAGGCCGGCACGCCGAAGGAGAAGAAATAATGCGCAAGGTTATCCAGATCACGTCGGCGCCATGGGAGGGTAGCGTCGCCCTCACGGCATTGTGCGACGACGGAACCATGTGGGAAATGAACTCGGGACGGTGGGTCGAACTGCCGGCCATGGTGCAGGACGAATCGAAAGATCCGCTGGCGGTCGCGGCCGGCCGTATTCAGCGTGCCATGAAGTATGCGAGCGATGTCATCCGATCCGGCCTGCCGCAACGCAGCGGAAGCCTGGTCGCGCTGAACGTGAACTCGATTCTTCGTGGCGCCGACGAGGGCTGTCAGGCGCGGCAGCACAGCGACCAGATGGTGTGCGAGAAGTGCGGCATCGGCTGGGATATGAACGACCAGGCGCCGCCGACGTGCGTAATCGTGGCATCGGTGAAAGGGTAACGCGACACATGGCCGGGTTAAACTATGAGACCGAGAACTCGCAAAAGATCATCAAGCAGATCCTTGCGTTCCTTCTCGGCCGGCCGCGTGAAGGCGCGACCCTGAAACAGATCCAGTCGATGCTCGGAGCAAGCCACGGCACCGCGCATCGTTTCGTGAACTACCTCACCGAACGCAACAAGATCCACGTATCGGTCGAGGCGAAGGCAACACAGCAGGGCCACACGCCCGCGTACTACAGGCTCGGATACCGGATCATCACACCGATGATCCCCGGCATGCAGTACCGGGACATTCCACTCAATTTTTTTGGACCAAAAACCATGAACATCGACATATCGGAGCACTTGCCGGCGATGAGCGAATACATGAACGCCAGCGAGTTCCATCCTGCTCGCATCGGCGCCTACCAATGCGTGATGACCGGCGCGTTCGACGACGGCAGCGGCGTGACGCACATGCGCTGGTGGGACGGCGAGGACTGGTCGTATCCGCTCCAACCCGACCACGAAGACCTGGACGGCAACTACCTGAAGCCGGAAGCATCGTACTTCGTGAACGGCGACGAAGACGAACGCACCGAGTACCTGACTCGCTTCGCATGGCGCGGATACGCGGAAGATCCCGATCCATTGTAAATGAGTTGACAAGGTAAAACCTTGTTAGTACACTTGCACTCAATCTACCGCACAAGGGAAATGCAAATGAATCAGAAAAAAGTAAGCGTCCACGGCCTCCAGAATATCGCGTCGCTGCTGGGCCGCGCTGATGCCCCGAAGCCAGCACCGAAGCGCGAGAAGCGCGATCTGAACGGTCTGTTCAACCACACCCGCGAGAAGGTGCATGCTGCAATACCGCTCGGCGCAATGGGTTCGATGGACAAGAGCCACACGGAACTCATCAAGACCTACATCAACGCCGGCCTGCGCGAAGCCTACAACCTCGGCCACTCCGAAGCGCTGGAACAGAACGGCCAGGTCGAGCGCCTGCTGGAGAAGCAATACGAGAACCGCACGCGCGTCACCACGCCGGCAGTCGTGTGCGCCGTCATGGAGCAGACCGGCCTGTCGTCGATGACCCTGGACATGGCGCTGATGGCGACCGTGTTCGAGCGCTGCGACATTCAGTACACCGTGACCGACGCGGACGTGATCGAATTCACGATGCGCCCGATTGGCGAGTTTGCCGATGGCGCGCTCGGTACGCCGTTCGTCGATCTCGAAGCCGACGTGCGCCACCAGGTCGAGGATATCGAGCAGACTGCGATCAACGTCGACGCGGAACAGTTCGAGGACAAGCAATGAAATGGGCCATGCTCGGCACCTTCATCGCGGGCATGGTCGGTCTCGGCTGGCTGATTGACCAGTGGGTCGACAACAAATACAACCCGGAGAAACACCATGAACAAAAAGCGCAACGCTGACCCGGACATTCTGATGCCGCACGACCGGCACGGCCGTCCACCTGTAGCGTGGCTGATCGAATCGCCGACCACCGGCAAGGTCTTCATGACCGAGAAGGCCGAGGTGGCAGAGAAGCGTTACCTGGCCGACGATCACGTCACCCCGTACCACTCGAAGAACGACCCAGCCGAAGAGGACGAACTGTAATGGCAAAGGCAATCAAAAACATCAAGGCGTTCATCCCGCTCACCGTGAACGATGCGCTGTTCAAGTGGTGCAAGCGCGCCGTGAAGGACAGCAACGCGGCACGCGAGGCGGTCGCCAACTTCATCGCCCGCGATCCGGGCAACAGCGAATGGCAGCACCTCGGGATCACCGAAGTCATGCCTGGCGAAGATGCTGTCGTCCACGATCTCGACGGCGCCGGCTTCCTCTTCATGTACCGCCACGCCGAGCGCAAGCTGCCGGCATCGGTGCGCGACGAGGAACTGAAGAAACGCTATGACGCCCTGGTCGAGAAGGAAGGTCGCCCGCTGAACAAGCGTGAGTTCGCCCAACTGCGCGAGGACGTGGAAGTTGCGCTGCTGCCGAAAGCCTTCATCGTGCCGAAGACGATCCCGGTGATCGTGACGAAGAATCGCCTGTTCCTCTGCACCTCCAGCGCGTCGATGGCCGAGAAGATCTTGACCCACCTGATGCGCCTGTGCGAGACCCGCAAGGTAGCGCTGGACTGGTCGGACATGCTGACCGCCGTGTCGCCGTCGACCATGCTCACGCAGATCGTTCGCGATGGCATTATCGACGGCAATGCCGACAGCAGCGTGCATCTGCATCCGAGCCGTGCAGCCGTGTTCAAGGGTTCCGACAAGCGCGCCGTGCGTGTAAAGGATCGCGATCTGGCGCACGAGGAATTCAAGAGCATCGTGAACAGTGGCGAGTACGCCGTCACCGAGCTGCTGATGACCCTGAACAATGAAGATGGCGTCACCGCGTCTACCTTCACGATGACCGATAAATTCATCTTCAAGGGCATCAAACTCGGCGACGTGATCGTGGCCGGCAGCGGCGTTGATGCGGCCGATTTGCACGCGACTTACTGGCTTTTCGCCAAAGAGATCGAGCGCATTCTGAAGGCCACGCACTACGCCTACCTGGATGGTCAGGATGCGCCGGACGACGAAGAAGACGAACTCTAAATACCTCGGGAAAGCATTCATGCCACGCGATAAGACAGCCGACCAACAGACCCGCGTTCTCGTGGAAAAGATGAAGCGCATGCTGCCAGGTCAGTCGTTCTTCGTGCCGGACGTGAAGCGCGCCGACATGGAATTTCTGCGGCGCCCGGTGGTCAAGGCCGGCGTAGGTATCCGCATCGCTCAGGTCGAGGAAGACGAGATCTACTTCCAGCCTGGCGTGCGGATCTGGCGTGAAGAGGGCGAGTACGATGAACTCTGAAGAGAGCGAGGTCGAGCGCTTGCGCCGGCATGAGCGGATCGCCTGGGAGCACGCCGAGGCATTCAAGGCACTGATGCACGGAATGCAGGATGAACTGGATGAAGCGCGCACTACGGTCAAACGCCAGCGAGCAATCATCGCTAAACTGGAGGGGCAGCTAGGAATAGATCAAGAACTGTAAAAGCACTAACAAGTAAAAACCCTGTCACATCATTTACATAAAGGAAGTACCCATCATGGCAAAATCGAAAACCAAGACCGCAACCGCAGCGGCATTCCCGGCCAAGGCTTCGCCGAAAGCTGTCGCAAAGCTGGCTGACCGCGCCGACGCGCAAGTGAAGAAGCCGACCCGCGCGAAGAAAGTCGTCGCAGCGAAGCCGCCCGCCGTCGTCGCCAAAGCCGGCAAGCTTCTCGCTGCTGATCCGAAAGGCGTGCCGGGCGTGAAGGCCATTCCAGCGTTGCCGAACCCGCGTTTGCGCACCGTGAAGGACACCGGCTTGGCGTCGCACGAGGCGACCAGTGTGGCGGAACTGGCGAAGCTGCTCGCCGACTTCCCGCGCGGCTCGACCTTCCTGCTCGCCGGCTCGAACATCGACATCTACAACCTGCGCGGCAAAATGATCGCCACGATCCGCCAGGTCGCCAAGCCGGTCAAAGGCGCGAAGAAGTAATCCAGTAACCCCGGCCGGCGCCAGTCGTCGGCCACCTCTCACAAGGGACTGCAATGAAAAATTTCGTGACCTACCTGAAGGCGCTTATGATTGCCGCGCTGATCTGGATCGGGGTCTACGTCAGCACCATGGGCGCGCTCACGGCCGGTTTCACGTTCAGCCTGATCCTGCTCGTCGTCGGCCTGGTCCTGCTGTTCATCGGCGTGCTGATGGCCGCGTCGCTGCTCCAGCGCTCGAACGACAAGTGGCTGCGCGGCCTGCTTGTGCTCCTGCTGTCGGTCGGCACGGTGATCGCGCTGCGCGCCATGGAAGGCGTTCACTGGACCAAGGGATTCTGATATGACCATGCAAGAGAAAACGGTGCGCGTGACGTTCACTCGCGACGACCTGACCCGCAATGCCAAGAACCCGGAAGGGAACGAGGTGTTGGCCTCGCGCGTCATCTACGGGCGCCTGCGCTCGATGGGCGTGCCGGTAATCGGCAACCTGGGCGTCATCGCTGTTGAGTGGGGCAAGCTGACCATCACGCACGACGACGGCCTGGACGGCGACGAGTGGACCTGGGAATACACCGGCAAGCTGCTCGACCCGCACTGGATCGGCGTCGTCACCAAGCCGGGCCGCGCGATGCGCTTGGACCAACCGCTCGCCCCGCAGATCGCGCGCAAGGCTGCGGAGGATGACGAGCTATGAGCGTCTACAGCCCGTTGAACTGGAAGCCGCGCCCGGTGTGCCAACTGCCGCGCGAGACGGTGTTGTCGGCCAAGCCTGGTTCGCCAGCGCACACCGGGCGCGCGAAGGCGATGAAGATTGCCGGCATTGAGGTGATCGTGATCGGCCGGAACATGGCCGAGTTGGAGAAAGTCTTCATCCACGTCGAGTCGCACCTGCACGGCGGCGAAGCCAACATGCCCGAGCAGTTCATCGCCATGCTCTCGCCCGAGGTCGCGGTGGTCGCAAAAGAATCGCTGATCTACGACGACGAACTGTAATAAAAAAAAAGGGCCGGTCGGGATTTCTCCTAACCGGCCCAACGTCCATTCACAAGGGTCGCATGTCCAAATGCGGCTTGATTATATCGCGACCCCGAGATCTAGTCACCCCCTTTCACCAACCACACAACTTCCGGCCCAGCTTATTATGCGCTAGGATCTGCCGGGCCGCTTTATCTGAGATCACTTTCGTGTCGTTCTCGGTCACGTAGATCGGCAGCGCGTTCGTGCAAAACTCAGGTTTGCTTGCGGCGATCTGCTTTTCCACTCGGGTCTCGGTCGGTTTCACGGCGCACCCAATCACGGCCAAGTTCATCAGCAGCATCGCCGTCATCGAGACCGCGCGTTTCGAGATCAACATCGTGTCGTCCTTTCGCTCCAGCGGCAGCGCGCACCGCTTCTTCATAATCGTATTTCCGAATGGTCGCCTTGCGAGCAGTACGACCTCCAATTGCGTAGGCACCGAAGAGAACCAGCAGCACGGCCAATGCTGTCAACGCCCACGCTTGCAGCCGCGTGACGATAGCCATTACGCCACCACGCCGGCCTGATGCTTCTTCACCTGCGAGTAGGCGATGAACACGGCCAGGCCGATAGTCGCCACGCCGATCACCAGGCGCACGATGGAGCCGGATGCGAGGTGATCCTGGGACGACTCCATGGCCGCGATAACCTGCGGCGCCACGTCGGCCACCTGCGCGGCACCCAGCGTCGCCGTGGCGCTCGCGCCGATGGTTTCCTTCGTCACCGGCACGCCGGCTTCCATGGCATGCGCCTTGACCACGCCGGCACGCTGCAAGCCGGTCTTGATCGTGGCATCGTCGTACCAGGTGTTCTCGTTCGCTTTCGGGCCACGGCCGTTCTCGTGACGGATGATCGCTTCGAGGATCGGCCGCAGATGGTCGTAGTTGTGCATGTCCAGCTTCTCGGCCTGGGTGAAGCCGCTGCTGTCGGACACGAAGTCGATGTACGCCTGGGTGTTGTTCTCGACGCTCGGCGCCCAGCGATTGATGATGCCCTTGATGGTGCGGATCTTATGCTTGTCCTGGTAGTTAATCAGCAGGATCGCCAGCGCGCGGATGCCCCAAGTCGGATCTTTGAATTGCGCGAAGCGGCCATCTGTTTGTTCGACGGCGAGACCCTGCCACTTGTCGGTGCCGAGTTCGATGTTGCCGGGGTTGTGGTTGCGGATGCCGCGCGGCTGTGCGCGCTTTTGAGCGGCTGTCGTCATTATTCTTTACTCCATTCCTTGAGTTGACGCTGGCTTACGGAGGGGTTGCGGAAAATGATCTGGTTGAGCATTCCTTTGATCTCGGACATTTCACTCTTCATGTCGTCGCGGAGGGTTTTGCTCGCGGCCACCTGGTCGACGCGCACGCTGTTGATGGTGCCTTCCACGCGGTCGACGCGCTGCGCCAGTGCCGTCATTGCCAATTCGGTCATGACCATGCGGCGGTCGAACTCGGCATAGACGCCGACGCCCCAGGCAGAAGTAGTGACGATGGCCGTGACCAGCATCATCATGGTCGGAAGGTTAATGGTTAGATCGAAGCGCGCGCGATGCCGGCGTTCGCCTTCCGCGCTTGGCGGATCTACTGGTTGGTTCATTAAGGGTTCTCCGTAAAGGTGAGAGGGTAGAAACAAATAAAGCCGGGAATCATTATAACTCCCGGCTTTATCCACCTTACGAGATCGTCACCGTCACGACAGGGCGTGGCCCCTGGCGCAGCGGAACACCCTTCATCGTCGGGTCGCGCGTGACGTAGAACTGCAACACGGACGGCACCGAGATCTCCGACATACCGAACTGCCCGATCAGCGATGGGTCGCGCGCGGCCAGGAAGGCGCCTACACGCTGCACGGTGAGATCGGACAGGGGAATCGTAGGGTCAGGCAGTTCGCCGTCTCCTACGGCCGCAAATTCGACCACGGCCATCACCTCGATCTCGGACTGCGGAATCGCCGGATCTGGCATGGTCGAATCGACCACGACCGCCACCGTCGACAAGCCGGCCACCAGCGCGTCGGATTGCGGCAGCGCCGGGTCAGGGAAGGCATCGCCATGCGCAACGCTCTGCGCCAGGTGCTCGACCAACAATTCCGATGCCGGGATAGTCGGGTCGATCCAGCCCTCCGCGTCACCGACCGCGACAACACCGTGAACACCTGGCGCGATGACAGCGGAGATCGCACCTAGTTCGCCTAGGTCGTCCTGCTGCACCACGGCCTCGGCCACCAGGTTCACGAACGTCTCAGGCACCACCGGCTCAGGATAGTCAGGCGGCGGGAACTTGTCGCCAATGACCACGCGCTGAAGTACGTTGTATGCGTACCGGCTTTCCTTGCTGATGGTCTCGGGCGGGATCGTGACGCGGTGCTGCACGGTCATCGCGCCGAGCAGGCCGACGTGTCGACCGATGGCCGGGTCGATCACCTCCCACGGCAGCGGGAAGTCCTTACCGAAGACGAACGCCAACCTGAGACTCGGCACGCGGGTGATCGAGCGCTGATGTGTCGGCGGGTTGGTTGCCAGGACAGTCATGCGTCGCAGCGTCTTCGTTTGGATCGGCGTGCGGTAGTCGCTCGGTGGCAGCTTCGAGACCTGATGCACACTCATGCGCCGCAGCTTCGAGACGTGCCGGCCAAGCGCTTGCGATGGATGCAGCGTGTCGCGACGGATGACAGCGGCTTCGGTCATCACCGGCACGCGCGTTGTCGAGAATGCCGGCGCGGCCGGATTGCGCAGTTGCGTCACCACCTCGCGATACGATGCGACATGATCGCTGCCGATAGCGGGCGGTGCTGGATCGCGCGCAGTCACGACAACCTGGGCAAGTGAAGCCGCCCTGTCGTCGATGCCTGGTGGCGTGACCGTGCGCTGCTGGACGATGCTGTAATCCAGTCGAGCCGCGTCGATCCGCGACCTGTATTCGACCACCTCGCGAAGCTGTACAACCTGCTGCACTTCAGTGGCGACGTGCGCCTCTGTGGTGATGACCACGTCGCTCGCATTGCGCGATTGGATGATCTGCCTGACGACCTTCGCCATCTGGATCGGCGTGCGAACCTGCGGCGCCGGGATCTTGTCGACGCGCTGCACGAACTGCGCACGGAGGACGGACGTGACCACCTCGGATACCGGCACATACGTCTTGCCGCGAGATAGCACACACGACCACACCAAGCGTGAGTTTCGGATCTGGCTGCGCATGTCCTCTTCGCGAGCGGGCGGACGCGCCATCGAGATCTGGTACGCCAAGCGGTTGACGGACAACTGGCTGAACGGCGCTGCACGCTCCCGTTGCACGGTGACGATCTCGCGCAGCACCACCGTGTCGCGGTAACTCTGCACTGTACCTGGGTGCGGCATCGGTGGTCGCGGAACGAGAGCGTCTTGCCAGAACGCCGGCACGAGGCGTTGCAGGGTCAGCGAATCGACCATGCTGACCAGGGACTCGCGGACCACGCTGCTGAATGAAAACGGCGGCGCCGCGATCAACGCCTCGCGCACCACGCCCGACACGCCGGCAGCGTTGAGAGGTCCGGGGATCTCGTCGCCGATCAATGTCTCGCGTACAACGGACGCCACCTCAACTGGTCGCGGAGGTTGCAGCGGATCTGAAGTAAGCGTCTCGCGAACCAAGCTGGCGACGTGCGGCGGCGTGCCGTCGAGAATGGATACAAGCGACTCTCTGACCACGCTGCCGACCGCGACCGCTGGCTGCGGTCCGAGCGGATCACCAGTAAGCGTCTCGCGAACGACGCTTGCAGTATCCAGTAGCGGAGGACTAACTAAAGGATTGCCTGTAAGCGCCTCGCGAACTACCGACGAAGTTGTAATTTTAATGTCGGCCATGTGCGTGCTTTACGTCTGCACACGCATTCCGAATTGAGCCACAGCGGCTTCGGCCGGCGTCCACGCTACTCCGGTTTCGGGATTGATGGCTGAGATCGAATAGCTCGGCACGAAGCCCGAGAACGCCACGAGATTCACGTCGATTGCCTGAGCGTCAAATCCCCACGCAACGCCTGTACCGAGCAGCAGCCATCGGCCATCGGGCAAAGCTGTTGCAGCAGTCAATGCGTCATTGGTGACAGGTTCCGGTGTATAAACCGTGGTGCCGTTTTGCGCGATAAAGGCGAGTCGCGCGACATTACTGGTCGTCGTGATGACAGTGCCGGCTTTGTTGTAGAACTCGTCACCCTTAGCGTAGGCTACCGAAACAAGGGTTGATCCGATTACGGCCGAGTTCAAATTCGGCACACTCAATCCTGACCAGATCTGGCCGCCATCTGAACTTTTTCGACTGTAGGTGTCGTATCCGGCCCTGATGAATCCGCCAACGAAATAGATTTGATCGCCGTCCGATACCATTCCCTTAGCCGCAGCACCGGCAGCGCCAGTAGCCACGAGCACCCACGATGCTCCGAATGTACTGCTCCTGTAGACCACTGGCTGCGATGCGCTCGTGGTAGCCACGAATGAACTCGTCTTGTCGGCGGCAACGCCAATGAAGTCGCCCCCTGAAACGATCACACCGAGGCTCCAGTTCGCTGTAAGATGAACGTTGCCAGTGGGCGTGGTGCTCCGCGCGAACCTGCCGCTGGCACCAACGAAAACAATCCAGCCTTCAGGTGACACGGCGACAGCTTTCCATGCACCCGATCCAGTAAGGGCCAAATTAACAGCCGTCTCCGAATTGGGCTGAATTACGGAAAGAAGTCCACTACTTCGACCGAAAACCATGGCGCCATCAGCCCGCGAGGCGACGCAAAGAATGTCGGTAATAGTTCCGAGAATGTCGGTCCGCTTTTCCCATGTCGAACCGTCGCCAGCGAGACACTGATACACGCCGGTAGTCGTGGCGGCAAACAGGGCGCCGTCGCTGTGCCGCACGGCCATGTCGACAGGTACAGCGTTGCCAGGAATAGGAGTCATCGGCTTCAGTGCCGGTGTGCGGTCAGTCATGCCCTCGGTTCCCAACTGCGTGCGAAGAAGGGGGCGAAGCGTATGGTTGGCACCGTCAAGACTACCTGCCATCACTTTCACCGCAAGAGCATGAACGAGCGAACCCGACATGGTTTCAGTATCAAGAATCGTTTCATAGATATCTTGATCGCCGACCGATGCCGCTTGCAATGATACGGGCGGCGCGTCGACGAGCGGTTGCGCCACAACAGCGGCATTGCTCGAATAGCCCGCTGGCCGTTGGAAGTCCGTCTCAACGTCAACGTCGGGGCGAACGCCGATCACGCGCGTAGTTGGTCCGAGGCGCGTGGTTGGCGCCACACCGTCATCCTGCAAAAGATACCAGTTCGAGATAGCCCAGCGACCAGGTACTCCGGTCATGGTTGATGCACCTGCCGGTGTGGTTAGTGCGTCGAACGAAAACGCGATGCTCTCTCGAATCAGAGAGAAGCTTTTCTGAAGAACGATCACGTTGTCCACCCACACGCGGATCTCGGTATCGCTAATCGTAAATTCGATGAAGGCCATGCGTCCCGGCGCCAGCGTCTTGTCGCTCAATGGTGCATCGGTTCCCCATCGGAACATGAGATCGGCGCTGATGCGAAACGCCTCATTGGCGTCGTCTCCGGTGTTGTCGGCGATATACCATGCTGCTGTCGAACCTACGGGGCAAAACACCCGCAAACATGGCACCGTCGTAGAAGTCATGCTTCGCACGAACTCAGGTGGAACGTACAAGCTGAAGCCGCCGATCAAGGTCTTGCGTGTAAGCGGCAGGCGCTTCCGAATAGCGCTGCTTTTTGGCGCCGTACTGAGCGGAGTCGCTGACGACGTGTGAACCAGCGCTGCGCGCCCCGGCGCAATTGGATCTTGCCGCACCACGATCCCGCCCGACAGCGCAACGGTGTCTTGCGTGCCAATGGCGACCTCGTAACCACCTCGACGCAAATTGGCTGCGGCATTCAAAATAGCTTGCGTGTTGTCAGTGTTGAATTCGTCATTCCCGATCACTTGCGGATACGCGATGAACGACTCGGTGTGTTGCAATGACATGCGTGTTCTCCTTAACGAGCGATGATGCCGAAGTTCGACGATTCGACCAGGTTGCGATTCCAGTCCTGACCACCTGGCGCCTGCTCGAAGATGCGCTGCTTGTATGCGTAGGCGGTGTCGAGCGGAACCTGGATCTCCTGATCCCCGCCGACAGTCCCAACGGTCATGCCGAGCTTACGATCATCCAGGTCGCCCTTGCGCGCGTATGCGACCAGTGCCACGGCGAAGACCTTGTTGTCGTTCGGGAGAACCACGTTAGACGTGAACTTGTCGACGCGCCCTTCGACGTTCGCTTGCAGATACGGCGCACCAGCGCGGCCGGGATCGAGTTGCGACAGGATCGCCGAGTGCGTGGCGGTCGAGTTCACTGGCGTCCACTGTGCGGTCACGTCGGTGGTCGGCGAGCGCGTGATGATCTGGATCGGACCGATGCGTTCGTTGTTCGTGCCGCCCGAGTTGTCGAGAGCGTAGAAGTCGTCGATCTCGATGGTGCCGGCCGTGGCCGACGCAGACGACATGCCCCAGGTGATCGTGTACGCCGAGCCGACACCACCAGGCAAAGGGACGGTGAGTTGCAAGGTGTCGTTGGCCCACACGCGCACTTCGTTCGCGGTCTTGTCGACCTCGATCTCAATGTACCAGAAGGTACTCAGAATAATCACGTCCTGGCCGAGCGTGGTCCCGACCTTCATCTTGCCGGTGGTCGTGTCCCAATCGAGGTCGATCACGCCAGCGATACGCGCAAAGCGCAAGCGCGACGCGACGCCACGGAATGAGAAGCCGAAGACGACCAGGGTGGCCGCGCTGTCGACCGTGCGACTGAATGATGGCGGCGTCGACGCGGAGGCCGCAACGGTCATCTTGAGACCCAGCGATCCCACGTCCTGACCGTCGACGATATTGAATGTGCTGTTGGTCGCGTTGGCGACCGTGTAGCCGGCCGCTTGCAGATATCCGACGATGGTGATAGCGGCGGCACTCTTGTCGGCGTAATGGTCGAAGCCATCGGTGTGAAGAAGCATGATGTGGATTCCTTTTGTTATGGGCGGACGGTGATACCGAACGGGGTAGATACTACATTATCTGCGGTCCAGGCCACGTCGCCGGGCGCCTTCTCGAAGACCGCGTAGCTGTACTCCAGCGTGGTCGAGAGCGTCGTGTCGATCACCTCTTTTTGGAAGTTCCCGCTACCGACCACGAGGCCAAGCTGGCGATTGTCCAGGTCCGATTTCTGTGCGAGCGCGATCACGCCCACCGCGATAATCGGCGCATCGGCTTCGCCGGCACCAGCGGGCAGCGGCGTGTTCGACGCATAGATATCCTGCGCACCTGAGACGGCCGAGCGCACGTAGCTGGAGTTCGACGGTGGCAGCAGGCCGACCAGCGGCCAGTGCGGGCCAGGGTCAGATGGCGTCCAGTTCACGTCCACGTCGGCGGTCGGCGCGCGAAGCGGGATCGAGATCGGACGCAGCCGGCCGGTGAGCGCAGATCCGCCAGCGGTGTCGGCGTCGAGCAGGTACAGGTCGTCGAGCATCGCCACGGCGCCGTTCTCTGCCTGCCAGGTCAACACGTATGTCGAGAGTGCTGCGGCGCTGCCAGGCAGAGGTGCGGTGAGGTCGAGCGTGTCGTTGACATACAGGTTCACCACGTTGGCAACCTTGTCGATCTCGATCTCGTAGTAGTACCAGACATTGCGGATCGGGACCGACGCGCCGCGCACGCCCAGGATCTCGATACCGGCCGGCCAGTCGACGTTGAGCAGGTTGGCGATGGACAGGATGCGGCCGCGCGCGGTTGCCTGGTGTGCGAAGCCGATCACCACGCGGGTTTGCGTCGACACGAACGTGCGCGAGAACGTGGTGGGCGGCGCCATCGAAACGTAGATGGTCGCGGTGTCCGAAGTCAGACCGCCGCGCGCGCCGACAACAGCCCAACCGACTTGCGCGCCCGACGAGACATTCACGTCGAACAGTGCATTCGTGGTGCCGGTGAAGGCCGGCCGCGTCCAGGTGGTCGTGTCGTCGCTCATGAAGATCGTTGCGTTGTCGCCGACCGCGATCCAGCGACCCTCGGACACCTTGATAGCGTTCATGTTCGATGAGACTGGCGGAAGATCCTGCGCGGCCGTCGTCCAGGTGACGCCCTTGTCGGTAGAGCGGCGAATGTTGCGCGCGGTGACAGCGAGCCAGGTGCCGTTGCTGAACGCGATGTCGTTGATCGCGGTGGTGACGCCTGACGTGCGGTCGGTGTAGCCGAGGCCGTTATCCGAGGTGAGCAACTGACCCTGCACGCCGCCCACCAGCCAGGCGTCGCCAAACTCGACACACAGGTTCGCGCGCACGCCGGGATTTTCCGACACGACGCTCCAGGTCATGCCGTCATCCTCGGACGAGATAATGGCGCCGGCCGTACCGTTGGCACCGACCGCGATCCAGCGTGGCCCGCTGCACGCCGCATCTGCAATGCTCATGGTCGGGATCGGCGACGTGCGCGCGCTCCATACCTGGCCGTCCCTCGACCGCAAGATCGTGCCGCCTTCACCGACGGCGATGAAGGTGTCGTTCTTGCATTCGACCGAGCGCATGTTCTTGTCGGTGCCGAGCACAAGCGTCGCCCAGGTGATGCCGTCGACCGACGTGACCGCGATGCCGCCATCCCCGACCGCGACGAAGCGGCCTTGCGAGTTCGCCGCCACGCCGCGCAGATTGGCCTTCACGTTGTTCGTGCGCGCCGACCAGGTGGAACCGCCAGCACCGGGTGACACCTGCAATTCCAGCGCGTGTGATGCAGGCTTGCGACCAGCGGCCATCGCCAGGCCGTTCGACACCGCGTAGCCGGCCGACTGGAGCGACGTGAGAAGTGCTTGCGCGGCCTGGCCCTGGAACTGGTCGAAGCCGTCGATGTGTTTGATGCTCATGTGATTTTCCTTATGGTGGTGAAACGGTGATGCCGAATTGCGAAGCGAGGACTGCGGCCGGCGTGTCTTCGCGCGGCTCGAAGAACAGGTATTGCGTTTTCCAGTCGGTGTCGACCTCCGTGACCATTTCGCGCGACGACATGCCGTCACCTTCGATGAACACGCCCAGCTTCGCGGCCAGCGTCGGCGCCTTGCGGGCCAGCACGACCACGCCAGTAGCGATCACCGGGTTGTTGTTCACGAGCGTGTGGTCCGAGGTGAAGCGGTCCTCTGCGCCGATCTCGTTCGCGGCCACGTAGTTATCCAGCGGCTTCGGTGGGCGCAGCGACAGCGATGATGCGTGCGTGCCGCTCGTGGCCGCAGCGAACCACTCGACGTTCTGATCCATGGTCGGAAAGCGGGTCGACACGACAATCGGGCCGAAGCGCGCGGCGTCGCGAATGTAGAGATCGTCGAACGTCTTGGTGGCGTTGTCGACTGGCACCGGGTCCGCGTCGGGACGATAGACTTGCGGCAGAATGTAGCCGATGCCGACCTCCAATTCTTGCGCGCTCAGGTCGCCCTCGACCGGGTACGTCATGTCGATCCGGTTGTTGATCGAGAGGGTCACGGTGGAAGCGGCGCGATTGAGTTCCAGTTCATAGTAGTACCAGCGATTCGCGGTCGGCAGCGCGCCGCCAGGCTGATCGTTCAGGTACGGCAGGCCGGTGTCCGGGTGCAGCCACAAGTTGATCTGCGTGTCGCCGACCTTCAGCCATGCGGCCGAGCCGCGCGTGTCGAAGATGTGGGCGAAGCCGACGCTGCACACACCTGTCGTCCATGGCATGCTGCGAACGAGCGCCGCGTTGCGACCGGCCAGGCCATGCGCGCCGATGCGACCACCGACGACGCCCCACTGGCCGGACACCTGGTACTGCGCGCGCTCCAGTTGTTTGTTCGGCGCCGGGTCGTTCGCGAATTCCTCGAAGCCGTCAATGTGAAGCATCAGTTACCTCCGTTTGTTTGCAGGATCAGGCGCAGCGTCACGCCGTAATCGCGGAAGCCGGCCGGTGGATTGTCCGGCATGTGGATCGTCAGCAGATCGTTCGTCGCGAAAGGCTTATCACCCTGCACCGTGAAGATCGCGAAGACGCTGTTCTGCGCGAACGTGATTGTACCAATCTCGGTGCCGTTCCTCCGAACAGGCAGGCGCACAATACCGTTCGGCGGAACCGTGCATCGACCGCGAGATCCGGCAGCGGTTGCCGGCAGCGTCATCGGCTCAGGAACCGTGAACACCAGCAGCGTTTCACCGGCCTCGGCCTCGTAGCCGACCGACATGGCGATGTCGTAGCGCGTGCCGAGGATCGGCGTCGGCGTGTCACCCGACTGGTCTTCACCCAGCCACGATGCGCCGTTGAACCAGATCCAGCCGGCCGGGTTGCGCAGCCTGGCGCGCACGCCTTCGAGCGGTGTGGCGAAGATCCATTTGTCTTCGGCGCGCAGAGCAAGTTGACCGTCCCGATTGAGCCAGTCGCCACTTCCGCCAGCGGCCACGATGAACATATCGCCCATCTGCACGGCGCCCGGTGGCGGCGCGCTCTCGGTCATCGACTCGATCATCGGGTTCACGAGCATGTCGAGCATGATGAAGTTGGCCGATACCGGATCGCCCCACCAGTCTTCGCCGCGCAACCAGCCTTGTGAAAAACGGAACCTTGCAGTCTCTTGTCTTGGCATTACTTATTCCCCTTGATTGTCTTTCGTGTATGCGTCCCAATGGCGGTCCCAATTCATGTCCCAATGCGCGGCCAGGGCTGGATTCGGATCATCAGGATCAGGCTCAGGCGGCTCGATTGGATCAGGCCAGTCAGGCGGCACCTCGGGCGGTTCCGGTGGACCGTTGCCATTATCGCCGCCGCCATTATCTCCCGGCTCGCCGCCGCCAGTGTTATCGCCTGGTCCGGGTGTCGGATCGGTCGGGTTGGTAGGGTCGCCGCCAGTGTCGCCGTTACCGTTGCCGTTGTCGCCCGGAAGCTGACCGCCGCCAGGTGGCTTGCCTGGTGGGCAGGGTGGCGCCGGCAGCAGGATCGGGATCACGTAGTTCTGCCACGAGACGTAATCGTCGCGGATCGTTTCGAGCACCAGGCCCACCGTCACGCGGCCACACACGTCGAGCAGCGTGCCGGCGCGGTAGCCATCCGTCATCGCCATCTGATAGCTGTACGTGAAGATCTCGCCGTCGACGACCTCGTTGCGGACCGTCACCGGATACGCGGGATCGTTCGGGCCGGCGCCGCGCACCATGATCGTGATCTTCAGGCGGTACTTCTGGCCCGGCTCAGGCGCGCGTGTCGGCGCGTGGTGGTCGACCGCATTGCCGCCTTGCGTATCGCGGTTGCGGTGCCGCCAGGTGATCGTGGTGACTTGATCTTTCGCGATCTGCACGCCGTTGTACCAGGCCCGGCCGTTCACCAGCACTTCGCCTGGCGGATACGGGCGCTCGACGCGGAACTTCATGTCGAGGCGATCGGTCGGCACCTGGTCAAGATCCAGCGGTGGACCGTATACATCGGGGATCAGTTTCACTTGCGCCGCCGCGCCGAGCACCTGGTTCCTCGGGTCGACCGTGTACGGGTAGGTGTTCGGATCGTTGCCGGCCGCAGTCTGGAAGAACCACATGCGGGCATTCTTGTTGTGCTTCGCCGGCACCGTGTCGTAGACGCCGCGCGCGATGGTGAACGCGGTGGCCGTGCGCGAGACGACCATGACCACCTCGGCGTCGACCAGGGCCACCTGACCAGGCTGCACGCCGTCCAGGGAAATGCCGTCGTAGAACGACGACGTGGCGATCTCGACCACCGTGTCCAGGTAGCCCACGGCAGCGCCGAGTGTCATCCATGGCGTGAATGCCGGCGCCGCGCGTTTCGCGTAATCGAACGATGCACCCAATCCGGCAGGGTAGTCGTACCGCGACCATAGCGTGTGAGAGTCCGTCAGACGGTCTCCAGGGCGCGCGGCGACCGTGACTAGGTGCGACCCACCAGTGGACACGCCGAGGCGCGTGAGGTGCGCGTATGGCGCCTCAAACAGATTGCGGTTGATGCCGGTATAGAACGAGGTGTGCTGACCGGCGCCCTCTTGCAGCGCACCGATGAACATCGCGTCGGCCGCGATCACGTTTTCGTAATCCTCGGCGTTCGCTTTCTGCATCGAGATCTGGCCCACCGACGCGGCCATCACGGCGTCGACTGGCGGGTATGGTCCGCTCGACTGGTTGATGTCGTCTTCCTGCGCCGAGACCTGGCCGAGTTGCGCCACGCGGAGATAGAACGCTTCCGGGTCCAGGTCGAACGGAATGGTGTAGCCCTGCCACGAATCGAAGTTGTCGCGCGTCGCGTGGATCGTCATCGTCGCCGGCATCAGATCGCCGTCCTCGTCAGGCAAGCTGCTGCCACCGAGATCCCCCATGGCCTGTTGCCACGAGTAGGCCCACGCCGGCTGACGCAATCGACCGTAGCGGTCACGCGGCTCTGCCATGATGCCGACCTCGGTGCGGCGCAGTTGCCCGCTGCCGTTGTAGACGCGCACGGTGTAGGTGGTGCCGGACTCGGGGCTGACGCCGGCATCGTCGTGATCGAGCAGCTTGTCGGACTGGATCAAGCGATTGCGGTGGACCCACTGGAGAAGCAACGCCGGATCATCCGCCGACAGCAGGTGCCGCTCGTACCAGCGCTTCGAGCCGACGTACAGCCGGCCAGGTGGATACGGGCGGTAGAAGCGCCAGTTGAAATTCACGGTGTCGATCTCGCCCGTAGTGTTCGGGTGCATCGCGCCGCTCGGTGTGTACGGGGAATACTTGATCGAGGTCGAGTCGCCCGCGCTGTATTCGACGCCATCGGTGCCGACCACGCTCACGTCGATGAACCAGGCCAGTGAGTTCGCCGGGTGTTTCGCCGGCACCGTGTCCGCGCAACCACGCTTGACCGTGACGCGGCCAGGTCCGATGTCCGTCACCTGCATGAATTCGTCGTTCACCAGCACGGCCATGCCCACTTGCAGAGAATCGAGTCGCGGGAAATTCGAGCGGCCCAGGATCAGCGTGCGATCCAGGTAATCGAGCGCATCGTGAAGTTCGGCCAGTGGCGTGAACTGACCCTTACCGCCTGTGTTCTTGTAGTCGTCTTGTGCCATGGGTTAGCAAGGGAATGAGGGAACGCGGATTGGCGTGATGTATGACTGAAGCGATTCGAGGCCGTCACGCGCAGAGAGCATGCGGCAGTAGATCACGACCGTTCCGCAGATGCCCAGCGCATTGCCGGCCGCGAGACCGTCGGCCTGTGCCATCGCGTAGGTGTAGGCGAACGTCATGCCGGCGAGCGGGTTCGCGTTGCCTGTTGGCGAGGCGATGTCCTCTTGGCGCAGAACGTGCTCGACCGGCGCGCCGCCTTCGGTCTGTGCCGGCGTCTCGTAATAGAAGCGCAGCCGCGTGACTTGGCCGGCCTCCGCGCCCTTGTCCTCGTCCTCGTGCGCCACGATGCCGGAACCCTGTGCAACGCGATTGCGGCGCGCCCACGAGAACAGCGTCGAGGCTCCGCTGACCGCCTGTGCTTCCTCGAACCATGGGCGACCATTCACGACCACCCGGCCTGGCGCATACGGCAGTTCCGCGCGGCGCCCGAAGGTCACGTTGTTCGACGGCAGATCGTCGAGCGAGTACGGCGAACCATAGCTCACCGGCCGCAGCTTGTATTGCACCGGCTCGCCGTCCGTGCGCTCGATGGCGTCGAAGGAGTAGGTCACGCCGATCAGCCATGCGCGGGCGCCGGCAATGTGGACACGCGGCACGGTGTCGCAGCAGCCACGCCGGACAACGATCTGTGTCGGGCTGACGGTCTCGATCTGGACGAGTTCATCGTCGATAAGCACCAGGTCGCCGGCTTTGGCTGCGGCCAGTGATACGCCGTTGTACAGCGACGACGTGCGGATATTGATCGTGGTCTCCAGTTCCGGCATGCGGAAGTCCAGCGTGACCCATGGTGTGAAGTGCGCGCCGTCTTGCAACTGCACGCCGTTGCCGACAAGCTGGTAGAGATCGGCCATGCGGTCGACCGGACGAGCGCCCATCGCGACAGCGTAATTGCCGGCGTAGTTCATCACGTTGCGCGCCACGTTGATCGCATACGGCGACTCGATCACCCGCTGCGCGAATCCCATGAGTGGCGGCGTCTCGATGCTGCCTGGCGCGAGGATGAAGTCGGCCTCGTAGGTTTGCCACGCCTCGAAGCCTTCCCGCATCGACGTGAACAGGATCGTCGGCATCTGCGAGGAAGTCAGTTGCCCCAGGTCGTGAAGCGCCTGTGCGCGCCGGTAGTAGAACTCAGCGCCGACGATGCCGACCTCGGTGCGAACCACATCGCCGCTCACCGGATGAACCACCGAGACGCTGTACGTGGTGCCGGGTTCAGGGCCGACCGATGCCGCGTCATGGCCTACCAGGTGATCGGCTTGCAGCACGCGGTCACGGTGCGCCCAGGACAGGTGCAGGGCCGGCGTGTCGATGTCGACGGTTGCGGCGACGGTCCAGCGCTCGCCGTTGATCTGGAAGCGGCCTGGCGGATACGGGCGGTTGAATCTCCAGTTGAACTCGATCAGGTGCGGCGGCGCGGCGTCGAGCGGCACAGCGGCGCTCGTGGTGTACGGCGTGACCTTCACGCTGACTTCCTCGGTGGCTGCGCGTTCCACCTCGTCGGTTCCCACGGTGCCGGCGTCGAAGATCCAGGCCAGCGAGTTCGCCGGGTGTTCGGCAGGGATGGTGTCGGCGCAGCCGCGATCCACGGTGATCGACAGCAGGCCCACGTCGGTGACGGACATGATCTCACCGTTGACCATCACGGCCATGTCGACCTCGATTGCGTCGAGCGATGGGAAGTTGAATCGGGTGTAGTTGATGATGGTGTCGAAGCGGCCGAGCGGCGCGTCGAGAATGACCATGGCCGTGAAGCTGCCTTGGCCGGTTTCTGCGTAATCGGAATTTGCCATTATGGATTCGGTGCGGTGCCTGGTGGGTAGTCCTCTTCTTCCGGTGGCCCGTTCTTCACGTACAGGTCATAGGCGAGCGAGAGGTCGGTGGGCTTCGCGACCACGGTGCCGATGAAGCCGGCATCAGGTGCGAGGTAGTCGAAGTCGGCGGGCGACATGCCGGCGCGGATCAGGAAGTACGGCAACTCGAACGCCCGGTGTTCTTTCAATTCAGGCTTCGTGTTCGGCTGCACCCAATTCGGCGGCTCGTTACCGATGAATGACGAAGTAGGCAGCGAGAACACGTCCTGCACCGCCGTGATGGTGATCGTGCCGTTCGTCAGCGTACCGTCTTCGACGGCGCCCACGCGCACCACCATTTCGCCGACGCCGCGCACCACGTCGCTCAAGCGAAATACGCTTGCCGGCGCGATCCGCCATGCGCGGCGGTCCATCGTGATCTTGAACCGGCGCAGCGACATCGCATTGATGCGCAGATCCCGCTGGCCCACGCGGCGCGCGAGACCGTTGGTCGGCAGGCCGGGGTAGCTTTTCTTCAGCGAGTTGAACACGCCGCGCGAGGCTTGCAGCGAGGCGAGGTTCTGCTGGTTCACGGTGCGCGTCTCGCCGGTAACAGGGTCGACGTACTCGACCACTACTTCGTTCACGGCCGGCCCGAGCGCCGAGCTTTCCGCTTCCTTGATCTCCAGAATGCCGCTGTCGGTGGTGTAGATCGGCAGGGTCGTCGGCTCATAGTCGAAGCGGATCAACTTCAGCGTAATCGTTGCAGTTTCGCGGTCGGCGTAGATGGCTGCACCGATGTGGTCGATCACGGTCTGGATGAACGCTTGCAGGTTTTCACGGCGGGTCCAGCGCAGACACAGGCCGAAGCCTTCCTCGAACAGCGTGTCGGCGGCTTGCGTGAACGATGCGACGTTCAGCGCCGACTCCGGCAGGCCGCGCCCCCACTCGCTGTTGGTCAGGCATTCGTAGATGATGTGCGCCGGGTTCATCGCGTGGATCTTCGTGTCGACGTTCTCGTCGCCCTGTTTCAGCGGTTGGCCGTCGAGGATGATGCGCGCCTTCTCGGGATACCACGGCGCGTCGTTCTGCCAACCCTTCATGCTGCGCCGCATCCGCATCTTCCACGGCTTCGGGTACGGCGAGTTCGAGGCGATCTGTCCGTTGAAGAACGCGGTACACATTTTGCGGAATCCCGGCAGCGCGCGGCCAATCATCGACACGAGGCCCGGCGCCGCAACCTGGTCAGGTTTCCCCATCATCAGATTGAACGTGCCGACCACGCCGCCTTCCCGCTTGTCGCCGCCGAACACGTCAGGCGCATTGATGCTCACGGTGCTGCTGTCAACCATGTTCCCCTGCCACACCATCTTGTCGCCGACGCGGATCTCGATGATCTCGTCCACCGGGCCACGGCTCAGGCCCATGTGAATGCCGAAGAAGTACCTGTAGCCGGTGGTCTGTTTTTTACTGCTGCCCATTGTTCACCTCTTTCTTCGCCGCCTCTTCGCGTGCGAGCCGGGACACCAGCAGCGCGAAGTGATCGCCAGTGGCCTCCATGGTCTCGACCGGCACGCCGTTCTTCAGATAATCCATGTAGTCGATCTTGTACTGCTCGAACCACAAGCGCGAACCGCGCGCGCAAATGTCGGCAGCGGCCAGGTGTCGACGATGAACGCGAATGCCGCATTCGGTCATTTCTTGCCGCCTTTCTGTTTGATTTCCTCGACCCGATAATTGCCCACGGCGAGGACCATCCAGTCACCCGACCAGCAGTCGCCGAACACCACCGCTTGCGGCGTGCCTTCATCTGCTTGCGGGAAGTCGATGTCCTCGAATGCGGTGGGCGCTGGACCTTGCTGTTTCGGCGCCAGTGCCAACTGGATCAGCGCCGACACGACCATCATTGCGATGGCGTAGTAGATGTTCACGTTCGCGCCCCTTTAGAAAACAGGATCACCATCGAACGGTGATTTCCCCGGAAGATCGGGAATGCCGCCGTAGTTCTCCAAGTTGTTGAATTTAGATGCGCAATCGGCCGTGGTGCGCTTGCAGCCGGGGTACGCTCTGACATTGAGGCCGTAGTATAAGCCATCACCCAGGCCGAACATTTCGACGGTGTTGGATAGCTGGCGTTCGACAGCCCTGAACTCGGTGCCGCGCGACGGATGATCCCATTCCAAGAATCCGCCATCGAGCAGACCATCGCTCAGGCTCGCGCCCTCCAGAACCACGATATTCCCCTGCACGTCATACACCTTCATTTCGATGACGTGCTCGGTCTTGTCCGCGCGGCAGGTGTGCGGGTCGTACAGCGCATAGGGACAGTTGCGCTGCCACGAGAGGCGCAGGCCGTCGCGCTGCATGGACGCATTGATCGCATCGCACGTCATGACGGCCTGGCCTGGCGCCGGCTGGTTCACCTGCATCAGTTCGCCCATGTAACCGAGGACCGCCTGGTTGTCGCTCTCGTGGTAGTAGAAGATCCGCACCATGATCGCGGCCGATGGCGGCGTGCCGATGAACAGTTGTGCCGGCGCGATGGTCGACGGCGCGGTGATCTCCAGGGTGTCCGTATTGGAATCGCCGGTTTGTTTGACGCCGCTATCGGAAATAGAAACGGCTTCCCATCGGTAGCCGCCGTAATTCACATCAGCGTCGGACGACGTGTACCGCCATACCGCCGCGCCGAGCGTGAATGAGTAGAGGAAAATGGGGCGACCTTCATCGTCGCTGATCTCGACTTCATTGAAACTCATGCTGGGATTGTCCTCGGGTTGGTGGCCTGGCGAAGAACACACGCGACTTCGATCATCGCCTGGCCGTTTGTTGGATGGTGGATCTCGAACGAGTCTTGCGCGAAGCGCGTCTCACAGATGAACGAGATCCGCTTCAGGTCGGACATTGTAATCTGGGGCAGCGGGTCGACCAGTACCAGCACTTCGGCCACGAGGCGACCGGACTGGTACACCTCGCGCACTTCAGTGATGTCGGCGTAGACGGTGGGTGCGCTGTCGCGGAACTGGAACGCGATCTGCAATCGGATAGGCTGCGGCGAGAGCATCGAACGACGGAAGCCTTGCGGCTGCACCACGAGTTCGTTCGTGCCGCCGATGACATCGCCGACCGGGTACACGTCCTGCATGAACGACGGCGCGTAGAAGTGCCGGGCCATGCCGCGCGCCGCTTGGAGGAATTGGCGGAACCGAAACGCATTGGGTCGACCGAACACGCGCATGCGGGTCTGCACCACGGCCGATGTGTATTTGCCGTGATCGGTGATCGTCGGCTTGCCGGACGTGTTGTCGATGACGAACGACTTGCGGCTGTACTCGGTGTCGAGCGAGTTCGCGCGATCCACGGTGAAGCCGAAGATCGGCAGACCGCCGCCAGCGTTGCCCCACGCCGCTTCGATGACGTAAGGGTCGTCCAGGGTGAAGCGCACCTCGGCGCTGCGCACCGTGTCCGTGATGCCGCTGGTTCGCGCGTCGCCTGGATCAATGTGTGCCACGCGCATCGGGAAGATCCGCGTACCGACCGGCCAGGCGCGCGGTGGTGGCGACTTCCACGAGAAGCGGTCTTGATCCACGTCGCCGATCTCCAGCAAGTCGTAATCGTTCGGGTCGCCGTTGTTCACGAACACGATGTCGCCGACACGGAATTCGCGCAGCCGCAGTTCGCCATCAGGGAATGTGACGCCGCTGGCCTCCATGTCGATGCCGTCGACCATGCGAACCTGCTCGTGCCACAACGGGACAAGGAACGGCGCGGGACCAACGCCGACCAGGAAAGCGTCGATGCGCGCCGCGTTCGCATCTTGGCGCAGAAACGACGCCTCGAACGACCGGCGCGCATTGCGGCGCACCGAGCGGCGCTGCTCGGCGTCGCGCTCACTGTCCAGAATATCGGTCTGCCAGGACAGGCGTTCGGTGATGCCGCTCTGCCAGTTCGGCATGGTTGTCCACACCGGCATCGTGTAGCGAATGTCCTGGCTTGGCGGCAGATCGTTGTCGTTGATCGCCGTGTCGTCCAATAGCCAGGCTTCCTTCGACGACGTGTAGAACACCTCGGCGCCGCGCATGATGACCATGGTGAAGTACGCGGGACTCGGGCCGGTGGTGAGGTTCTGGAGGATCACGTCGACCCGGTATTCACCGGCCGGGACATTCACCTCAGCGCGAGCCGGCACGGCCAGGGTAGGCGTCGCGATGATGCGCGCGTTTAGCTGGCTGGTTCCGATCCAGATCGTCGCCGCATCATCGGCTTCCACGATGAATGAGTAGTCGCCTTCGGGGAAGGTGAAGCGGCGCGAGAGGTAGAACGTGCTCGACCCTGGCGCCGCGTCGATTGGATCGGCGACCGAGACGATCCTTTCGCCGAGTGGATGGGTTTCAGGATCTTGCGGGAAGTCATAAGGGTTTCGCAGGGCCATAGTTAGATTCTCAGGAGCGACTTGATAGCCGGCAGGTTGTTCTTGATGGTCGCAATGATAACCCGCTCACCCGACGAGCTATTCATCGCTTCAGGCACCGACTGCCGGTCGTCGACCACCACGACGCGCGTGCCTGCATCCGCACCACCGCCACCAGCAGCGCCGCCCGACTTGCCGCCGTTCAGGACGTGGCGTGGATCGTCGCGGGTCAGCACCTCTTCGTTGCGCTCCAAGATCGCCGGCACCTCGTTCGGACGGAACCCGGCCAAGCCGCCAGTGTGATATCGCATGGCGTTGCTGAACGCTTCCAGTGGCACGGTGCGGGTGAACGTGCGGTCCCGGCCAACGACACCGCCGCGATGCAGGCCAGTGCCAGCCACGCTGGCGCCTGCCGAGACAGCAGCACCGCCGATACCACTTGCCGCACCCATCGCCCGCACCAGCGCGTTCAGGATCAACTGACGGATGATCGCGGTCGCGATGTCTTGCAGCAGTTGAGCGAAGAACATGCCCACCGCCGACAGCGCGCCCTTGAATCCTTCACCGATGCTTCTCGCGCCGGTCGCCACTTCGGCGATGCTGGTTGCCAGCGCCTCGAATGCGGTGACGCCGTTGCCGGCCACCGAGTTCACGATCACTTTGTCCAGGTCGGTCGAGGCCGTCGTGGCATTCACCGTCTCCAGCTTCAGGCCGTTCGCCGCAGCCTTCGCTTTGTTGAACGACTCTTCGCTCATGCCGCCGACTTGCCGCGTCACGTCGAGCAGGCGGATCAGTTCGTCGATGGTCTCGGTGATGGACTGCTTGTACTGGCCGGTGACAGCGTTGGTCTGGTCCGCCTCCTGCTGTGCCGTAATCATGCCGAGCGAGCGCTGGGTCTTGATCTCGTCCAGTTTCGTTTTCTGCTCGTCCATCAGCGCGTTCAAGCGGGCCTGTTGTGCGACCACGTTGTTCGCCGCCGTCATCGCTTCAGTGTTCGCCGTGGCGAGGCCGGTGCGGATGCCTGACACGAGGGTCTGGAACGCCACCGGGTCCATGATCGAGCGGAAGCGCTCGGCGAACTCCAGCGCAGCCTGGCCGGCCGCTTGCACGCCTGGCCCGAGTTCGGCGATGGCCGCGTTCGTGCGTGCCTGCTGGTCCGTTGCCGAGATCAGGCCGGCATCGTACAGCGCATTGATCTCTTCGATCTGCGTCTTCAGGATGGTCTGTGTGTCCTCGAAGTCTTTCGCCAGGCGCTCGGCTTCCTTGCGGTCGCTGTTCTGGCCGGCGAGCAGTTTGTGCTGGGCCTCCAATTCCTTCGTGCGCTTGAGGTCCGCTGCGGCCTGAGTCGGGTTGAACTTCGCGATTGCCGCGATGTCGTTCTCCAACTCGCGGTAGGCTTTCTGCACAGCGCCCACGGCGGCGGCGCGGCGCTGCTCGTAAGGGATCGTCGGGTCGGCCTTGCCTTCCCGGTTGGCGAGATCTTCCGCGATCTTGGCGAGGCGTTCGCTCACGGCCTCCTGCATGCGGATGCGCTTGTTGCCGGACTCCTGACCTTTGCGGTTCTGCTCGTTGGCGAACTTCGCGCGCTCGACAGCCTGGGCCTTCAGCGACGAGGCGTTAATCATCTTCAGCGCCTCTTGCAGCTTGCTCTCGTCTTTGATCTCGCGCTCGGCCTGATCGCGTTTGATCTGGAACGTCTCGTCGACGATAGCCAGGCGGTCGGCCAATTCTTCCTTCGCCGACTTCAGGCGTTGCGCGCGCAGATTCTTTTCCGACCGCTTGTCTTCGCGCTCAAGATCCTTGCGCAGTCGCTTCAGCACGTCCTCGGGTCGATTGCCTGGATCTTCGGTTGCAGCTACCGGCGCTGCGGCCTTGAGCGATGCAGCGGCTTGCGCGCGCAGCGGCTCGAAGTCGATGTTCTTGTCGCGTGCTGCCGCGATTGCCCGGCCCTCGGCTTTCACCGCATCCACGGCGATGTCGCGCAGCTTCAGGTATTTGTCGCGCAGATCCTTCTCTTCCTTGGTGCCGCGCGCCTTGTTCGCCGCGTCCTGTGCGGCCTCGGCATCCTGGGTCGCCTTCAGCGTGGCCTTCATCGCGTTGCTCACGTTGTCGCGCACCTTGTCGTCCAGCTTATCGAGCAGGAACGAAGTACCCTGGTATGCAGCGATGGCGAGGCCGATCATCGGGAGCCAGCGATACAGGGTCGCAAGCGCGGTGCTCAAGCTGCCCACGGCAATCGTGAGGCGGGCTACCACGCCGGTCAGGCCGGTCGCACCAGCGGCCAGGGTTGCGGCAGCAGCGGCGGCGCGCACGCCCATCTGCGTGTTCAGCGTCACCATGGCCCCGTTCAGCAGGACCACCTCGGCCAGTACAGCGCGGTACAGCGCCGGCAGCGTCACGAGCCACTTCAGCAGACCGATGCTGATGAGCGCGGCCACGGCGAACTTCAGTGCGTCGATGTTCTCGACCAGGGTTTCGATCACGCCGATCACGGCCGCGAAGCCTGCCGACAAACTATTCGCCAGCCGGTCGCCGTCGCCGCCATCGAGCAGCGCGGTCATCTTCGTGAGGAATTCGGTATAGGCGTCGATGAAGCCACCCTCGGCGGTCGACGTGCGGAAGCGGTTGGCAGCGTTCTCGAAGCGGGCTTCAGCGGCGAGCAGGTTCACGGTCCCTTCGGACACGGTGCCGTAGGTTTTGCCGAGTTCGCGCGCGATGCCGATCACCTGGTCAGCGCTCACCTGGCCGAGTTCCATCATCTTCGTGTATTCCTCGACCGTCTTGCCGGCAGCGCGGGCCGCGATCTGGAATGCGCCAGGCAGGCGGTCGCCCAACTGACCGCGAAGTTCCTCGGCCTGCACAGTGCCTTTGGAAAGGATCTGCTCGAACGCCTTGAACACGCCTTCCAGTTCTTCCGTGGACAGGCGCGCCTTCACCGCCGACTCTGCGATGTTCTCGAAGATGAAACGGGTCTCTTGCGTGCTGAAGTTTGCCGAGCGAGCCGCGATAGCGAATTTCGTGAATGCCGGCGCGATACGCTGGAACACGAAGCCGATCCGGTCGGCCTGCTTTTCCAGGTAGGCGTAATCGAGGCCGGCCTGGCGCGCATCGCCGCCGTTCGCGATCAGCAGGCGCGACATGATCGCCTGGTTCGCCTTGTAGCTGTTGATCGTCGACGAGGCCAGGTTGATCGAGGCGTTCAGGCCGACGAAGCTGGCACCGAGGGCGAGCACTTCGCCGCGCAAGCGCTGCGCGAACGACAGGGTTGTCCGGCCATTGGCGCCGCCGAACCAGTTGAAGATCCGCGAGCCAGCGTCGCCCGCTGCGGCGCCATTGCGGCGATGCGCCTCGGTCAGCGAGTTGAGCGCCTGGGTTGCGCGGTTGGCCTGGGCCACCAAGTCCGCCTCGGCTTGCGTGAGGTTGCGCGTGTCGACGCCGGCCTGCTGAAGCGCGAGGCGTGCGGCGCGAGCCTGGGTCGTCAGGTTGCCGAGATTCTGCGCGGCCTGCTGCATGGTGCGCTGGGCTTGCGCGAGGCGGGTGGTGATGTCCTCGCCGGCCGCGCCCGACCGCATTTCCGCGATCAGGGCGTTCACCGCCACGCGGGACTGCCCGTATTCGTAACGAGCGGCCCGTACAGCCACGATCTGACGCTGGTAGGCATCCACCTGGCCCGCGACCGTCAAAAGCGCCTGCTGGGCGCGTTTCGTCTCGTCCAGGGCGCCTCGGTAGTCGCGCACCGGCCCACGGATCTCGCGCACGCGGCGTTCGAGGCCGACCAGGGCGTTCTCGATGCCCGAGATCGAGCGCACGGCGGCGTCGGCCGGGTTGGCGATATCGCGCAGTTGGTTCGACAGATCCGGCATCTGGACCGGCGTGCGGCCACGCGCTTGAACCAGCGAGGCGCGCATCATGCGTTCGGCTTGATCGGCGGCGGCGCGCAAGGCCAACTGCTGCGCACGGAGCGCGGCGTTTTTCTTGTTGATCTCTTCGGTCGCCTTGCGTTCGGCGTTGGCGAACAGCACGTCGACCTCGACCTGGCGTTCGCGGTTGGCGATGTTCGCGGCCGTGTTGGCGTCGCGCTGCGCATCAGCCGTGGCCTTCAGTTGGCGGGCCAGGTCGCGCTCGGCCTGAGCGAAGATGTTGTCGACGCGGACCTGAGTTTCACGCTGCGCGATGGCGGCGTTTGCGGCTGCGCGGCGTGCGGCATCGCTGTCGGTTGCGTTGATCGCGCGCTCCTGCCGTTCGAGCGCAGCGTTCGCGCCGGCCACGGCATCGCGGATCTTCTGTTGGGATGCGGCCAGGTTTGCGGCGGTGATGCCGAACTCGCCCATGCGCTGCGCGGTCTTGCCGACGTTGGCCTCGGTGCGCGCGTATTGCTTCTCGACGCTGGCGAGTGCGCGACCCAGCTTGTTCAGTTCGTCCTGTTGCTTCTTCGTGCGGTCGGAGCCGGCCGGCAGGGAATCGGCGTATGCCTTCTGTGCTTCGCGGGCCGCGTCGACCTTCGCCTTCAGTTCGGCCAGGGTCTTGTTCTGCGACTCGTACAGCTTCGTGAGGGACTGCTGGGATAGCAGCGCCTTCGCCGCATCTTCGAGTTTCTTGTATGAGGCTTCCAGGGCCGCGACGTTCGTGGTGCCTTTCTTGGCGCTCTCGATCTGCGCGTCTTGGGCCTTGGTCATTTCCTTCAGGGCGTCGACCACTTTCTCCATTGGTTGCTTGGAGTAGTTGGTCGCCCTGATTCGGAGTTCTACGTCTTGATGGTCAGCCATCGGTCAGCCTTTTGAGTTGATCGTTAAAGTTCTTCACGCCCTTGCCGTCGAGCGATAGAACTGCAACGATGGCCGACTGGATCAAGGACGCTTCGGTTGCTATCTTGGAGTTGATGCGTTCGCGGACTATTTCAGCCTCAATCCATAGTTTCGACAGCGGGTAATGGTTGGCGTGTATCTGACCTTCAGAGATCAGCAAACTCGCCGACGAGCGGAGCGACCTATGGAATCGCTCGGCCCGCGTCAGGTGCTCAAGCCCTCGCTCGCCGCTTTGGGGCGAAGACTCGTTACCATCTGCATTAGGCTGTCGAGGAATTTTTTTGCGCCGCCCGCTTCCTCGAAGGTGAGATTGATGATGCAGCGAACACATTCGACTTGCAGCGGGAGCGGGAATTTCTCGGCGTGCTCGATGTGCTCTTGCGGCGAGTCCGATGCCAGCACGATCAGTTGAGCGACCATGCCGGGCGCCTCCTGCACGATCTTGATGGCGAAGTTCGCGGATTGGGAAATTGCGGTCTCGCGAGTTTCGACGTTATCGTACATATCGAACAGCTTCGAGAGTTCGGCCATGTGGCCGCGCATCAGGGTTGAGAAGTCGTTCAGGGACAAGCCGCGAAAGGACAGCGACTCGCCCCGAAACATCACTTCATCGCGTGGGATCAGAATATTTGCGAGTGACATTTCGGGGCTTCCTTATTACGGGGTGGTGACGGCCGGCGTTGCGTCGGCAGGGTGGGCTTCGATGTAGACGCGCTCGGTCACGTTGTCCAGCTTCAGGACTTCGTAGTTGAACGACATGGTTTGCCATTCGTCGCCCTTCAGCGCGTAGTCACCGTTCGCGGTGATGGTGACATAAGGCCACAGGTAGTCGTTGCGCGAGCCGACCGGGTTGGTCGAATCGAAGCGCAGGCGACCACGGATCTGATCGCCCTTAGCGATGATGATGGTGCGGGTCGTCGCTTCCTGGTCGTAGGTCACACGCAGCACGTCATTGTTGTCGATATCCGGTGCGTCCGGCTCGATGTACAAGCGGCCACGGTCCAGGTCGATTTCGACGTTGCCGTCCAGTTCGGCCAGTTCGGTGACGACTGGTGGATCTTGCGGGGTGGCGCCTGGGGCCACGATGGCGACCTTCACGTTGTCGATCTTGCGCGCACCCATCGGGTTGTCCGCAGTCGCGCCGATCTGGTGGTAGCGGCCACGGACAGCGGAGAAGTCCGCATCCACGATTGCGGTGCCGGCCAGGATCGCGGAGCGGTCGACTGGGCCGCCGAACCACATTGCGATGTTTTCCGGCTCGATGCTGTCGAGGGTGAAACTGCCGCCCATCGAATTGCTGATGGTGATCGACTCGTCCTTGACGTTCATGCCTTCATCCGCGTCGATGTGATCCAGCGTCTCCTGCTCGCGGGTCTGCGTGAGTTCCGGCGAGTTGCCGAGGTAGCGTTCGCCCATCGTGCTCACCTTCGAGCCTGGGGCGAACATTGCAAAGGACAATTTGCCTTTGCCGATCACATAATTTTTGCCTGGACCTGCCATGGTGTTTTCTCCAAAAAGAAAGGGTGATAAAAGGTTTTGCGAGCGGTGCTTACTCGCCGATCTCTCTTACCGCGACACCGAAGTAGATCGCGATATAGAAGAACGCATTATTCGCAACGCCTGCCTCGGGTGGACGGATGATAGGCGCGACGATTTCAACGGAGGTGATTTTACCACCGAGCATGTAGTGCTCCGGGTACATCGGGTCGCCCCGCTTCTCGGCCATGATGCGGTGCAGCCGGCGTTCCACGTCCTGGCAGAGATAGTAGATATCGTCCGACCCGTTCTCGTCGCGGCGGCTGTCGGCGGTCATGCCTTGCACGAGGATCGTCCACTGATCCTTGCGGGCTTCGCGCTCGTTGCCGGCGAACGAATTGATGCCGGCGCGCGGCGCTTCAAGGATGGACACGGCCGGCAAGTTCGGACGCTCGTTCACGTCGGCGCCGAGCAGCGTGCGGTTGCGGTACACCTTGCCAGCCAGGGTGTAGGCGTAGCCTGCATCTTCGGCCACACCTTCGAGCAGGGCTTGCAGGGCTTTCATGATCGCCAGGCGCTTCGGCACCGGGCGGTCGGGGAATGAATTGTTCATCGGATGAACCTCGTGAGTTGACGGAAGAATTCGGCTTGCAACATGCGGCCGACCGGATCGGCGATGTCCTCGGATACGTCGCGGAACACCTGGTCGACGGATGGACCGTACAGCAGGGCCACCTTGCCCGGTACGAGCCAGCGCGTCGTGCCTGTTTTGTTGTCGATGGACTGGCCCGGCTTGAGGCGTACGGCCAGGCCAAGATTCCCGTTTCGCAGTTTGACGAGCCAAGCCTTTTTCAGCAGGGTCGATGCGCCGCGTTTCACCTGTACGCGCACGCCTACGCGAGCACGCGATCCGAGGGTCGTCGACGAGTCTGCGAAGCGGGCAAGGCTGGTGGCGCGCTGGCGTGCGCCGATGACGGCCTCCAGGTCGCCCTGCCTCGCCAGCTTCGTGACGCGCAGGTTGTCGCCGGTAAGGTAGTCTTTTGGGAAGTTGATCTGCGCGAGAATGTCGTTGCGCGCCAGCTTCAGCGCGCCACGATTAGCGACAGTGTTGATCGAGAGTTGCGCGGCCTTGTCGACCTCGCGGGGGAGCCGTTGAATGAACTCAGCGGTCTCAAGTAGTGAGAGGGCCATGGTAGCGTCCGACGTGCCAGATCTCTCGCGCGGCTTCGGACTTGGGATCGCGGGTGCTGGCCTCAAGGACGGCGCCGCCGAAGTATGCGGCGGTTAGCTGAATGCGATCACCGCGACGGATCTGAATGGCTTTCTCGGCCAGGTCGGCAGCATCGAAAATCAGCTTGTCGACGGTGTCGATACTCAGCGCGTATTCGCCGTTCAGATCCCCGGTGTTCACAATTTGATTGTGCCAACGAACCCGCAGCGGCACCGGGACCACCGTATCATCGCGGCCCAGGTACAGCGCCTCTACAGCCAGCGTGTCGTGGACTGCGCGATGAAGGGTGGCCTTGGCCGCTGCGAAGTTGAAGCCCATGATTACAGGTCGTCGTCGCCGACTTTAGGATCAGCCTTGCTGCCCGCCTTTGCAGGAGCAGGGTTCTTGCCGGTGCCGGTGGTTGGCGAGGTAGCCGCGCCCTTCGGTGCAGGAACCGATGCGTCCAGGTTGGCCGCACTGTCGCCAGCGTTCACGACGCCGCCGAGGTTCACGTTGGTAACGGTCTCTTCTTCGTTGACCGTCTTGCGCAGCGCGTCCTTGCCGCCAGTGGCTTCGATTTCCTTGATCTGCGCGGTGGTCAGTTCATAGGTTTTGCCTGGCTTCAGGACTTGGCGTTTGCCGTCGATGTGCATGACGATGGACATGGTGGGAATGCGTTTTGGCATGGTAGTTCTCCGAGAATAAAAAGGATGGTGAAAGGCCGGGTTTCCCCGGCCCGGTTGCTATTACGGGGTGACTGGCGGCGCGACCGTGATCTTGAAGGTCGCGTTGGTCTCGCGTGGGACCATCAGCGGAGCCGATTGCGTCAGCAGATATTCTTGCGACGGATCTTGTTCACGCCAGTTTTTGAAGAAGCGGTCGACGGCGCGATAGCCGGCTTCAGCGTCCATGATGCCGCCGAAGCAGCGCACGCCGTCCATCATGTCGGACACGCCCACCACGTCGTTCTCGCCCAGGTGGTACGCTTCCTCGCCGGTTTCCGGGTCGATGTACTTCGACGAATCGACGTAGAACTCCATCTTGCCTTGACCGTTCAGGCCGGCGATGGAACCCATGTATTCGATGGTGTCGTCGTAGCCGTCGCTGATGAGGGTCACACTGGTGTTCTGGCCGCGACCAGCGTACTCCAGGCGCATCATTTCCTTCAGGTCGACGCGCTGGCAGAACAGTTCCCAGGCGTTGGTGCCGAAGTAGTATTTGCTGATGCGGGCGCCGAACGAGAACTGGTTCGCAGCCTGGCGCATTTCGCGCAGATCTTGCAGCGGATTGCCGGTCGGCTCGTCCCAGGTTGCGGCGCCGGTCAGCACGCGGGTCAGTTCCGCATTGCGGCGGAAGTCGACCAGGGTTTCAGGGTAGTCTTCACCCTTGATCGTGACCTTGCCGTCGATGGTCGCGCGAGCGGCCAGCCAGTTCCAGGTGTTTTCGATCTTGACGTTCTGGCGACGGATCAGTTCAGCGATCACGGCGTTGCGGCGTTGGTCGACGGTCAGCGAGCCACCGATTGCTTCACCAGCCTGGCGGGTGATGTGCATCGTGTAATCCACCACGTCCTTTTGCTTGGAATAGGCCGGGGTGAAGGTGTCCATCTGGAAGCCGTCGAGGCGCTGCGGACGACCAGCGACGTTAGGCACGACGAACGGTGCCAGCTTGCGGTCTTCACCGAACACGCGCTCGAACAGGATCTTGCGACCGTCGAAGTTGATCTGGCTCTTGTAGAAGTTGGTCAGCCAGAAGCGAGGCGAGGTTTTGATCTGGCGCTGAACCGCTTGCAGCGTAAAGAGATCGTAGAGGTCCATGTTTTTACTTTCTATCTAAGGTTGTGAACGATCTGCGGATCAGATCAGATGGGCGACTTTGAGGATCGTGCCGGTGAAGAACGCCTTGCGCTCCGCGTAGGTGTCGAACGCGGTGCCTGCCGGCCAGATCAGCGCTTCGTGGTTGAAGCGGCCTTCAGCGAAGTACGGGGTCGACATGCCAGCGGTGACAGGCTGGGCCACGACCACGGCTTGCGTGGCTTCGTGGGTGCCTGGCACGAAGCGCACCAGTTGACCGAGCGTGGCGCCAGCGGCAGTCTCCAGCGCAGCGATCTCGTATTTCTGGAAAGCGACGGCAGCGATTGCAGCGTCGGTGACGACTTGCGCGCCGCCGATCCACAATTGGAATGGACCGCCGCGTGCGGCGAGGACTTCGGCACCGGCCAGATCCGAGCGCGGATCGAGCGGGCGTTGTTCGAGTTCAGCCATGTTTTTCTCCTAAAGGTATGGCGTTAATGGGTTGGATTGCTTCGCTTCGTTCCGGTCTGCGAATTACTTCGCGGCCTTCTCGCCGACCTTGTGGCCGGTTGCCTGTTGGTAGTCGTTCAGGATCGACATATGCTTCGGCACGTCGCCGTTCGCTGCCGCCGCTGCTGCGGAATCTGCACCGACGTTCGGCTGCGCGGTTGCAGCCATTGCCTGCTCCAGCGCGTTCGTCGCCGCTACTGGCGCTGCCGGTGCTGCGGCTGCGTCCTTGCCGGCGACAGCCAGCATGCCCTTCGCGTCTTCCAGGGACATGCTGGTGTTGAAGGCCAGGTGGTTCGCCAGCGACGAGCGGCCCTTGGCTTCTTCGCAGCCGGTGATGCCGGCGATGCGTTCGCGTTCGGCTTTCTGGACCGATGCTTGATCGACCACGCCAGGCGCCGCTGCCGGGGTTGCCGCTGCTGCGGTTGCCGCTGCTGGAGTTGCTGCTGCCGCTGCTGCGGCTTGTTCTGCGGTGCTCATATTTTCATCCTTTTGCGTCGAGAGTTGAGTATCGGATTTGTCGGTGTTCGCCGACTCTTCGTCCTTGATTTGTTGCAGCACGGCGGATGGTACTGCAATTGCATGCACCAGGCCGAGTTCGAGAGCGTCGTCGGCCCGGTACGTGCGCGCCTCGGTATTATGAACGATCTTGCTGTCCAAGCCGAGGTTGCGCGCCACGAGCGCGACGAATTTGCCACGCGACTTGTCGACGCTGGCCTGAATGTCGGCCTTCACTTCTGCCGACAATGCCTCGTACGGATTGCCGTCGACCTTGTGATCGCCCGAGTGGATGAACGTGATGACGACCCCGAATTTATCGAGCGCCTTGCTCATGTCGACGTGCATTGCGACCACGCCGATGCTGCCCACGCCAGCGCTCGGGATCACGTACAACTTCGTTGCGGCCGACGCCAAAGCGAACGACGCGGAGTAGCAATTCGAGTCGACGACCGCGTAAGTCGGTTTGACAGTGCGAGAGTTGTAGATGTCGTCGGCCAGTTCAAAACAGCCGGCCGCTTCGCCGCCGTACGAGTTGTGATCGTGAACGATCAGCTTCACGTCCGGGTCCATCAGCGCGGCGTTGTGCTGGGCGCGAATGAAGTTGTAGCCAGTGACCCAGCCGTAGGTGCTGCCGAAGCGGTTGATGAGGGTGCCATGGACCGGGATGATCGCAACGCCATCGGCGAACGCGAACGGCTTGCTCTGCTCACGACGCGAGAAGCCATAGGCTTCGCACAGTTCGGCGCGCTGGTGGTTCAGGAAGCGCTCGTGCGCCTCTTGCGGGTTCGTGGCGCCCATTCGCATCATGTCGTCGGCCAGGCCGGTGTAATGCGGTGCAATGAACTGCTCGCGCATGTTCATCCGCGAAAGCGCCGCGTGCATTGCTGTGTCACTCATCTTCTTCCTCCCGTTGATTTTTACCGTCGCTATTATCGCTCATCGTTTGCTGGCGGTCGTTCGCGCCTGGCTTGGTCGCTTCGGTGCCGAACTCCAGGCCCAGCGACTTCGCCAGCTTCTGCTCGCGCGCGGCCTGGCGGAAGACCTCGCGATAGTCCTCGCCGAGACGCGCAGTTTCAGTTTGACGATTCGACAGGCCGGCATTGATCCGCATGACCGCAGCCTGGGTTTCCTTCACTTCGTCGATCTGACCACGCGATGCGCCGATCCACGAGAACGAGCAGATCGCCTCGCGCATCACCGGGTCGTAGAACATCGACTTGAATTGTGCGCGAGTCACACCGGCCGGCAGCGGCAAGTCGTTCTGCATGTAGTTGACCTCTTCCTCCAACCACAGTACCGCGATCATGGTGGCCTGCTTGTCGGAGACGATCTTCTTCCGCGACTGCATGAACTTCCAGGTCTCGGCCATGCTGGCGCGCGCGCTGGAGTAGTTGGTCTTCGTGTAGTCCTTGCTGAACTGCTCGTAGGACAGGCCCAGCGGCGATGCGATGTTCCGCAGCAGCGATTCCTCGTAGCTCGTGCCGACGCCGCCTGGCGTGCCTGCCGACTGCACCTTCAGCTTCGTGCCTGGGAACAGGTGCGGCATCTTCACGCCGTCGATGGCGATGTTGCTCGCACCCGAGACGTAGGAAGCCAGCGCCGACATATAGTCGCCCAGCGCGCCCTGGAGACCACCGCCACCGGCACCAAGCGAACTGAACACCACGTCGGTCGGCAGTTCGGATTCGACGGCCGCAGCGTAGGTTGCATTGACCACGGCGCTTTGCAGGGTGATGTCTTGGAACTTCTTCGTCATCCGCATCTGCTTGAGCACTGACACCATGTCCGAGATCCCGCGTGTCTGGTCCGGTTGCAGGCGTTCGGCGATGTGGATCACCTGGCGCCGGCCCCACGGCTTGAACGCTGCGATGCGCTTCCACAGCGGGAAGGCGTCGTACGGCCAGAAGTCGCCGGGATGGCCGCTGCGAATGTGATACGCGACCGACCGGCCATGGTGATCGAGTTCGATGCCGCGTCGGATCGTTGCGGTGTCCATGCCGCCGTTTGGATTCGAGAGGCGGGTCGGCGAGACGGTCTGGATCGCGGTGAAGAACGGACGCTCTTTACGCTCGGCCAGCCACTCGGCGGTTCCCAGCACCTCGCCGGTCAGCAGATAGCCGGTGATGCCGAGGCGGATGATCTCGGTGAACGACATATCGCCGCTGGCGTCGAACCAGTTCTCGGTCGAATTGGCGAGCAGGTTGAAGCGGGTCTCGATGTATTCCGCCCACTCGTCCGCCCACTCTTCCGTGAATTTCGGGCCGAGCACTTTGATGTTCGGCGAGCAGATCATCCGATAGCTCGCGCCCACGATGCTGTCGCGGTGCGTGTGGATCGCACCCATCGCCAGGCCGTCGTTCTGCACCGAGTCGCGTGCTCGCGCATCGGCGAGTTCCTTGACCGGGTTGATCTGGCGATCCGGCGAAATGATCGGCGGCGCCCAAAGCATCGTCTCGCGGCTCAGTCGTTCGGCGCCCTCCAGGCCACCGCCCATCGCATTCTCGCGCGGGCCGGTGGTGACGAGCGCGGTGCCTGGCACGTCGATGATGTCAGCGCTTGCGGCGGCTGACTTGCCTTTGCGTGGGCCGGCCATGTCAGAACACGAAGCCGGCAGGACGGAGCGGCACGCCGCCGCACGCTGGCGAGAACTGGCCGAGTTGAGCCTTCAGCGACATGATGTAGTTGTACAGATTGCCTTTGCTGGACGCCATGAATTCGACGCGCTCACCGTTCTGGTCGACGATAACGCGCGCGGCGCCGCCGACCTGGAGCGTGTGATACGCGGCCTGTGCTTCGGCCAACTGCTTTTCAAGCAAGGCTCGCGCTTCAGGGGTGAGATTGGTGCAGGTTGGGTACATTTTGGGTTCCTCGTTGTTAGGCCATGGCCTTCGCCATGTCGGCAAAATTCACGGCCGATTTTACAGTATTCCCATAGGGCTTCTCCTGCTCAGGGGTGCGGATAAAATCGTTGGTATTCCAGTCCGCAGCCCACGATGGCGGGTTGGCCCAATCAATCGACTCGATGCGGCAGTACCGCGACACGCAAAGACCGATGGCGTAATACGACAAGTCCCATGTTTCGTTGCGCACGTTGCCGTTATGCTCCCAACCCTTCGGCGTGCGTGTCTCGGCGCACAGTTCGACGTACACCTGCATCGGCAACCACTCGGGCGTGCGGAACATGCCCTTGCCCGGCTCCATGCAATTCAGGCGCGCGTCGAGGTCATCCTTCAGGATCGTCGGGTTGAAGAACAGCACCGGGATATCGCCGCGCGCGCCGGCCTTCGAGTCTTTGCGATTGCTGTCGGGGAAGTGGATGTGTGCGCGCGGTTGGCCCGGCTTACCTTCACCCTTCGTCAGCACGAATCGGTGGTGGCGGTTCATCTTCACCAGCTTGCGCCAGAAGTTGTACGCCTGGGTCGTCGCGCCGGCCTCACCCGCCGAGTCGCAGCCGGTCAACTTGATCGACATGAGACGCCCTGAGCCATCGTCCAGTGGGTACTCGCGGTCCATCACCTGCTCGATCAGCAGATCCCAATCCTCGGCGTAGGTCGCCGGCTTGAGCGGCAGCGGGTCGCCGTCATCATCGCGCCGCGCGGACTTCTCGATGTCGAAGCGGTCGATCAGCACCATGTCGAATGGCGCGCCAGGCATGATGCCTGTGATCTGGACTGCGAAGGAGCGGATCTGCACGTCGACGGTGGCGACGAGGAAGCGCACGCCTTCCGGCACAACATGCTTGCCCAGCATTGCCTCGGCGCCGGCCTTCAGATCTTCCGGCAGGCGAATGTCGGAGCGAGCACGGCTGTAGTACGGCTCGCCCAAGTCATTGTTGTAGAACTTCTTCAGCGACTCTTCCGTCTTCGTGCGCTCGAAGTCGTCGACCGCATCCAGGTAGGTCACGAGCAGCTTCTTCCACGACACGAACGCTGCGGCCACGCCACGCAACCAGAACGATGCGATCAGCGTGCGGATACCGCGACCGAACTTTTTGCCGCGCGCGTCGATGGCCTCGCCGTCCTTGACCCACTGGCCCCAAAGGTTCATTTCGTGGCGGTCGTCCGGGTGAATCGGCTCGGCGCATTTCGGGCATTCCATCCGCACGGTTTCGGCCACGTCCAGGTTCGAGTAGCCTGGCTTGCGGTCGTACTTCAGCATTTCAAACTTGCCCTCGAAGTAGTGGTCGCAATGCGGACAGGGCCAGTACCAGCGGCGCCGGTCGCCACGGTTGTACAGGCCGATGATGCCGTCGCATGGCGGCGCTTCGTGCGGCGTGCGCGCGATCCACTTCATGTCCTTCACCTCGCGCGACGGCGACGACTCGGCCACACACATCGCGTTCGAGCCGAACGTGGTGGTCCGCTTATACGCCAGGTCGAATGGCTCACCGTCGCCGTCCACGTCATCCGGCATGCGGTCACGGTCGGTCAGCACCACGCGGCCAATCGGCTTACCTGCCAGTTCGGTCGGCGTCGGCCAGGACAGCGACAGCATCATTCCGGTGTTGTACAGCTTGTCGAATTTGTTGTCGTTGTCGGCGCCCGGCAGCAGCATCTTGCCCACCTCGGGCGAGTAGCGGTTCAGGCGGTCGATCCGTCGCATGGAGAAGTCGCGCGCCGCCGTGTTGGTGGGGCAAACGATCATCATGTCCATCGGGTCGATCTTGATCGAGTAAAGGGTCGTGTTGATGACCAGGCCATCGGTCTTGGCCGACTGCGCAGGGCCGACAAAAATCATGCCGGTGAAGTCGGTCGACGCGAACACGTTCATCGGCTCGACCATGTATGGCGTGGTCTGGTTGAACCATGGGCCGACGTATGCGCCTGGGCTGTTGACAATGCGGTACTTGCTCGCGGCGTCGGCGACGGTGGTGCGTTCCGGTGGGCGCAGCATTTCCGCGCAGGCCAGCGCGATCTGTTCTACGGAATTAAAGTTCATCATCGTCCCCCTTCACTTCAGCGATCATCATTTCGGACTCTTCGATCACGTCCATGTTCGTCGGATGCGTCGAGAAGGCTTCGAGGATTGTGCGGTACGCCTCTTCCAGCATGCCGTCGGCTTGCGACTTCACGATCTGCCGCTGGCGGTCGCTCAATTCAGCCTGTCGATCCACCTGGTCGCTCATCAGGCGTGCGCTCATTTTAATCAGCTTCATGATGCCGCCCATGACCTCGACCACGCGCGTAGTAGGCCACAGGTTGCCTTCTCTCTGCTCGTATTCCTGGCGTGACCGCAGGCCGGCCCAAAACTCTTTCGTCAGGTGCTTCGGCAGATCGTTGTGGTGCATCCGCTTGATGTATTCCTCGATCTCGTAGGCCGGCTTCACGATGTACGGCGCCACCTCGTTCACCGCGTAGATGTCGACGCCGTTGCGAGTACCGCATGGCTTGCATCCACCTTTCGTCAGCTTCTCGACCAGGACGCGGTGATCCATGCGGAACAGCGAGCCGAGTTGCGACAGGTTTGCTCCGTCGTACAAGATCGCCTTGGTGATGTCGTCAGTTTGTTCAGTTCGTTTTGCCATTGATTCGCTCGTCGATAAGTCGTGTGAGGGCGCGGCCCGACAGCATGCCGATGACCTCGATGTGGTTCTGGTGGTAGGGTTGGAGCGGGCGGCTGCAATTGCGATACGCCGCGTAGGTGGAATATGCGATGCCGAGAACTCGGCACGCGAGCGGTGGATCGAGACCGATCATGGCCTCGAAGTCCACCAGGGTTGTCAATTCGTTCATCGTATCCCGCGCTATCCATTGAATAGTTCGGGATACTACAGCAGGATCGTTAAAATCCCCGGCTTGTCAAAGTTCGTCTTCGTCCTCGTCGTCCGACACCGCGCTCGTATCGGACAGAATCTCGACCACGGCGTCCCACTCGGCATCGCCAGGCTTCGCGGCCTTGCGGTTCTTGAGCAGCTTGCGCAGCTTCTTCCGCATCCGCTTGAGCAGGCGGAACAGCATGTCTTGCGCGTCGTCCTTCGCCAGCAGCGCCTTCACCACCACCTCGTCGAGCGTGTCGGCGCACACGATAGAGAACACGGTGACGCGGTGCTTCTGACCCTGGCGCGCGAGCCGGCCGATAAACTGTTTATACAGTTCCAGCGACCATGGAATGTCGTACCACACAACGATGTGTCCGCCCACTTGCAGGTTCAGGCCATGACCGCCCGACTTCGGGTGCATGGCGAGGATCGGGATCTTCCCCTTATTCCATGGCTTCACGCACTTGCCGTCAGCGTCCATGAACGTGATCTTGTCGCCGTAGCGATTCTTCAGGCGGTCCTTCGACGAGCGGTGGCTGTAGCCGACCAGGATCGGCTTGCCTTGCGCCTCTTCGATGATCTGGTCCAGCATTTCCAATTTATGCGTGTGGATCGGGTGGACTTTCTTGATCTTGACAAAATCGTCGTCCTCGCTCTGCCCTGGCTTCAGTTCGGTCTCGTACAGGACACCGGATGCCATTTGCAGCAGCTTCGCCGACAGGGCCGCAGCGGTATCGGCCGTGACCTCGCTGCCGTCGTCGAGCGTCACCACCATGTCCTGCTCCATCTTCATGTACAGGGCGCGCTGGGCCTCGTTCATGCGGACCTCGCGCGTCACGTAGACAGGTGGTACGCGCGGCAGATAGTCCTCTTCCTTCATGACCAGGCAGATGTCGGAGATCTTCGCCACGATCTCTTTCTCGGCATCGGGTCGCAGATCCCATTTGCGGCTGTACTTGTTCTCTGTGAAGTATTTGCCCCGGTACGCGGTGATGTTGCGGCCAAGCCGCGCGCCGCGATCCAGCAGGTAGATCTGAGGGAACAAGTGAATGTAGCTTTCCGCTGCCGGTGTCGCCGTGAGCAGGTGCATGCGCGTGATGGCGCCGGGCGTGTCGCGAACGGCTTGCAGCGCTTTGAAGCGCCCCGATTCATGGTTCTTGAACTGGCTCGACTCGTCGATGATGACGGTGCGGTACGGCCACTTCCGCCCCGACTTCGGATGCCAGTACTGAACGATCCACTCAATCCAGTCGCTGCTGATGACGTGAACAGACGCGCTGTTCAGTGTTCCCTCGACGCGGATCTTCTCGCGTTCAGCGGCCACCTCTGCCGTAGCGCCCCGCTGCGCGTCTTTCGCCTTCTCGGACTGGAACAGACCCGAACTATTGGCGCGCGCGGCTTCGCGGCCCCTTCTCGCGGCTTCCTTGAGGCGCGGATCATCCTCGTCGACGTGGATAATCGAGAGATTCAGGTGCGCCAGGTGGTTCCACTTCCTGAATTCGTCCGGCCAGGTCTGTGTGGCGACGCGCAGCGGCCCGATGATGAGCACCTTGCCGTCGTGATCCAGGTCCGCCAACAGATCCGCGATCAGCGTCGCCGACGTGACCGTCTTACCCAGGCCCATGTCGATGAACAGCGCCGAGAACGGATTTTTCTTCATGAACTCCAGGCCGGTGTTCTGGTATCCGTGCATCTGCTCGCGGTGCAGTTCGACCTCGCTGAATTTCCCCTTCAGCCATGCGGCAATTTCTCTCGCAATCATTTTTGTCATCGCATCAACTCCATAAATTCTTCCATGTTATCCATTACGTAGACCTCGGCGCCGTGCTCACGCATTTCACGGATGCGGACCACCTGGATCGCCGACAGGCCAGTCTCGCCGCGTCCCGGCCGCTTCCACTCGATCCACACGTAGCGGCCACGGCGCAGGTACATGCGATCCGGCAGGCCGTTGAACGTCGGCGATTCCACCTTGAACGTGAACCAGCCGCGACGCTCTGCATATTTGTGCGCCTCACTGGTGTTATGGCTTTCCAGCTTCGGCTTAATCATCATCGTCGTCCTCCGCGTCGACGTATCCGCGTTCTTCCTGGCACACCTTGCAGAAACGCATGTCGTGTGGGACGTGGTTCAGTTCTTCCCACGGCTCGCGGACGTTCTTCGCAGCTTTGCCGCACAGCGACAAGTTCGTCTGGAGGTCGATGACGTGCGCGGTCTTCTGCTTTGGCAGCACGGCGGCACGGTAGCCCTGCCGGCCTTCCAGCTTAGGATTCTTGGTGCGCAGGCCGATGTCGTCGAGCCGCGCATAGGCTTCGCGCACATACCACTGATGATCCACGTCGTCGGGGAATTCTTCAGGCAGATCCATGCACGGCACAGCGCCAGTGGTGCCGGCCACGCGCGCGCCGTTAGCCTTCGCGATGAAGCCGGTTGCACCTTCGCCGTAATACCAGCGCACCATCTTGCCCAGGTACTCGCCGTCCTTGTATCCGCCCGCTTTCTTCGTGCCGTCGCCCAAGGTGGACAGGCCCACCTGTTTGACGCCGAGGAATTGCGTGATGTCCTCGCAGGCGTAGATCGTCGACTCGATGTCGGTGCCATGGAGCAGGTATTCGATCACGGCGGTCGAGCAAATATCGAAAGTTGGATCATGCTTCGCTTGCAGGCCGGCCTTCGCGAATACGCCCTTGCGCTTCACCTCGGGAATGCCATCGACGATCTTGATCTCGCCCGGCACCTTGTCGTCCTCGACCACGGCGAGATAGCTGTTCACGTCGCGGTTGTACACACCCAGGTAGCGCACGGCTTCGGTCGAGAATGAGGTCGCCATTTCCCAATCGAACACGATGCTGGCAAACAGACCGTATCGCTCGCGCGGGATCACCGTGACGATGCCGTCAGTGTTGGCCGAGATCACGTTGAACTTGTTCAGGTGCAGTTCCTCGATCAGCATCAGCAGCGAGAACTGGCCGGTCATCGTGGTCGCGATCATCATCTGCGGCGCGTACACAATGGAGTACGGCGAGCCGAGTTTTCCGTACAGGCCGTTATTCACAATCTTGAAAGTGTCGGAGCGCTTTTTGTAGACCATGGATTTTTCCATGGCGCCGGCTTTCTTCAGCGTTGCCGCCTGGGCCTTGTACACGTCGCGCAGATCCACGAAGCGTTGGAAAATCGGCACGAACTGCTTGCCGACCGCGACAGGCGCATAGCCTGAACCGAGCATGATGCGCGGGTAGTACGCTCGCACGTCTCGATCCTCAATCAGATTGTCCTCGTCGGCGATGTACGACCGGCGCTTCTCTTGCGAGTGCAGCCCGCCGATGCCCAACTTGTAATCGGTGAAGCCGATGCGCAGATCCGCGTTAAGATCCTTGATCGCTTGCGGCAATCGAACGACGCCGTAGTTTTTCTTACCCTTCTTCGCGCCTGGTGGATCTGGTTCACCGCTCACGAAGAAGCGCGTTGCGAGCACGACTTCGAGCGCTTTCTGGAGCAGCGGCGTTTTGAACTTGATGAACGGTGGCGGCGTGTACTTGAACGAGAAAGTCTTTACCTCGGGCTTGTCCGGCTTGTATCCGGTGGCCTTCTCAACCTCGTGCGCCAGCAGGGTCTCGGCGATCTGCGCATCGGACTTCGAGCGCACGTCGATGTTGTACTCGGCACTGATCTCGTTGCGAATGTCGATCTCTTCGTCCAGGTTCTTGACCAGGGCGGCGGTCGTGTCCAGGTCGTTGCCGAGGTACTGGCGCATCAGTGGCCGGCGCGCGGCGCCGATCAGTTCGCTCGGGTCAATCGGCAATTCTTGGAGCTTCGGCATGTTCATGCGCGCACCGTACTTCTTTAGCGACAGCTTCACGCCTGGCGCCACTTCGATCAGGTCAACGTGGTCGATGTACGGCGGCAGCGACACGCCATATTTGTCGTAGAACTTCCATGCTCGCGTGCCGAACTGGATGATGTCGTCGCTCGCTTCCTTCAGCTTATTGTTGCTGGCCCCGGCCATCGCCAGCGCGATCATTGGCATGTCGTAGCCGTTGCCGTTGAACGTGTAGATGCGGAATTTGCGGAACGCTTTGGCGATGCGCGCGGTGTCCAGCGGCAGGCCGTCATACTTCTCGATGATGAGTTTCTTTCCGGTTTCGAGGTTCATGAAACCGATGCTCCAGTAGTCACGATAGCACTCGGTATCGCACACCGCCTCGGGCCGCTTTTCGCGGTAGTCTTTTTTCGCCATGGGTTTTCCGGTCTATAAACGAAACAACGCCGCAGGTTGTAAGTCTGCGGCGTCGCGGGTACTGCTAGGTGTTACAGGTCGTCTTCGTCACCGTCGTCGTCACCGGCATCGGGATCGGCAACATCGTCCCATGCGCCGGAATCGTCGATGCGACCTTGACCGAACGCCTTGTCGTCTTTGGAGAACAGAGCGCCGACCAAGCCGGCATTGATGCGCTTGCCGTGCTCATTGTTCTGCACCCATGGGCGAATCAGCATGTGGCCCCAGGCGCCACCGTAAAAGAGTTCGGTGATCTTTTCGAGGTCGTCGACCGGATCGAGCTTCTTACCTTGCTTGTCGCGCAGCGAAGGACGATTCGTCTCACGAGCGTTGACGAAGTACATGCCGGCGTAGGTGTTCTCGGTCTTCGCATCATCATCATCGTCGTCCATGCCCGAATTGGCATCGCCATCGCGAAGGAATTTCATGTTCGATGCGACGGTGATTTTCGCGTCTGCCGCCAATTGCTTCATGACTTTCGCGATGGCGACCTTCGCCTCTTCGTGAGTCTCTTTCGGCATGAGGCCGGTCAGGCTGAACTTCGGCACACCCTTGTCCGTTTCCTTCTTCCATGCCTTGTCGACGTGAGGGTAGGAGAACCGAACATTGTCGATGCGGATCACGCCTTCGTTGTAGATGACGTAATTTTTACCGCGCGATTTAACAGTCAATGCAGCCATGTCTATTTCCTTAAAATTTTCAGATAAATGAATTCACGATTTTTCGACAAATTCGCTAAATGCGTCGTCGTAGGCTTCCGCCAGTGCTGGCCGGCTGTCCTTGATCGACGCCAGTGTTGCCTTGCCCGGTGGTTGGAACACGAGATCCTTGAGCGCATCTTTCGCGTCCTTGTATCTGTAACCCTCGGCCTTCAGCAACTCTTCGGCCTTCGCCGGACTAATCAACTCTTCGGTGAGCAGATCGTCGCGGTCCAGACCCAAGGCGACCAATGCTTCGACCGCCTTGCCCTTGTTGCGGAAGACCCGATGCGAACGGCCTTCCACGGTCTTGAACAGCTTCAGTTTCACGCCGTCCCTGGCGCGCTTTTCGAGTTCTTCGCCCACCTTTTTGAAGAACTTCTCGACGGTGCTGCGCCAACCGTACAGCTTTTCCATTTCCAGCGTTGTCAGTGTCGCGATCTCGGCCACGATAGGCGCCTTCGACTCGCTCAGGTCTTCACGAAACTCAGCCATATCGGCGTCCGTCACTTCCTGCTCGAATTCGTCGAACGCCCCACCAGTCAGGTCGATCACCGCTTTCGCCTTCGCTGCGCACGTCGCCTGGATCTTGCACCACATGCACGCTTTTTCGCTCGGCGTGCGAGGCGCGTTCTGCACCCATGCCGCCGCTGCGCGTTCCTTGACGTATTCGGCGAACTTGAGCAGATACGCTCGATCCACCGTCCATTCCTCAAACACGTCCAGTCTCGGTTGCGCGATCCGCACCACGATCTCTTGAAAATCGTAGAGCCAATCCCATTCGTAGAAAAAGCCAAGCGCGTACAGCAATGCCTGGCTATTCTCTTTGGCGTACACCCGAACACCCTTGCCCATCTTCAGGTCGGTGATGACCAACCGCTGCCACGTACACGCCGCATGGTCGGCCGTGCCACCTTGACCCGGAATCGGGGTAAGCCGCGAGAAGTCGACCCGCGTTTCAACGTGATGATCGCCAGGTAAAAATCTGCACCAGTCAACATACCGTTTCACGTACTCCATCATCGACTCGTCGACGGTGATGAAGTAGCCCCACTCACCCGACTGCACGAAATGCCGCGTGCCGAGCAGGTGGATCGGACGGAAGCCGTCTTTCAACCAGGTCTCGCCGACCATGTGGCCGACTGTCCCGTAGGCGGCATCCTCGCCCGAATCGTCTTCTGCAAACAGGTTCGGGATTAGCGAACCGCTGCAACCGAGCCACATCGGCGATCCAGACGGTGAGAAGACAGAGTGACCCCCATCCACAATCCGCTGCATCGCCGCCCGCATGTCTGCGAGCGAGAATGTGTGCTCGGTCATGCCGCTTCAGCGATTACAGGTCGCCGTCGTCGCCGGCATCGTCGTCTTCACCGGCCAGTTTTTTCGTGGCGGCGTCGAAGACCAACTTCAGCTTGTCGTCAGGGATCTCGGCCATCTTCGCGACGCCGGCCAGGGCAACCAGTGGCTTCGCTTCGGCGGCACCCTGTTCGTCCTTGATCTTGGTGAGCAGCGCGACGACTTCTTCGCGGGTCGGGCCTTTCGGCGCGGTGGTTTTGCCCTTGCCGGTGGTGGTGGTCTTGCCGGTGGTCTTGCCGGTGGTGGTGGTCGCTGCGGCGTCGGCTGCGACGTTATCGGTCGATGCTGCGGCGCCGCCGAGGGCTGCGGTGTTTGCGTTCAGTGCTGCGATCAGGTTTTGGAT